CGCTTGCCGGCCTTCCAGGTCTGCTGGGCCTCGACATCCTTGCCGCAGTTCCCGCACCACGCCGGCGGGCGAATGTCGAGTTCCGGCGCCCGGTTGCCCTTGCGCCAGAAGACGACGTACATGCGGTCGCGCGACTGTGGCGTCGGGTGGGCGAACATCGAATTGAGGTAGACCGCCTTGTAGTCGTAGCCTAACTGGCGCATGGCGAGCAGCCAGGCCGTCCAGTTGACCCACTGCCGGGCATCGACTACGTTCTCGACCACGATGGCGTTGTAGCGGTGCACCTCAGCAAAGCGGGGCACATCCCACATAGTGGCCCGGCTGCGCTCCTCCGCCGGGTCGGGGCCGTTGCCGAACAGGTCCGGCTGCATCGGCTTGCGTTTGCCCTTGGCGAGGCTGTGATTGGTGCACTCTGGCGACGTGATCAGAATGTCCGTCGACGGGTAGCGGCGCGGGTCACAGGCGCTGATGTCGGTGCAATCGTGGCGGGTTTTGGGGAAGTTAGTGCTGTGAGTATCTATGGCTAGTTCCCAATGATTCATCGCCAGCACTAATTCGGCGCCCGTATTGACGGCGCCAATCGAACTGCCACCAGCGCCACAAAATTGGTCAGTCACAGTTACGTATGATTTCTTATTCATCATAGAGTTTCACCAGGAAAGTAAGGAGAGAGCGGTCGTGCTTGCGGGAATTACACGAACTGCACGCGGAAGTCAGATTGTCCCAATCGTTCGTTCCACCATTGGCGACCGGTACGATGTGATCCACGGTTCCGGCAGGCTTGCCACAGTAAGAACAAATATCGCCACGCAAAATGCGAAGATACTCGGTCGCCGTATCATCTACGGGCATAGCGGCCCGACGGACCAACCGTCGGGCGGTCTCTTTGTGTCGATTCATGACGCGGTAACGGCGCTCATTCTCAAGCACGGACTGCCGGTTTTGAGATCGATATTGGCGGGAATACAGTTTGCGGTCGTTGCGCTTGAATCGAACACGCGCCTGCTCGTTTAGGTAAGCGCGATTGACCTCCCCATACTGGCGCATGTACTCTTTACGCTTTTCAGGGTTGCGCTGAACAGCTAATTTCGCACGCTCCTTGGTGCAATCCTTGCAGTCGTTGCGTAATCCATCGGGACTATCGGAACGCGCGTAGAATTGCGCCCTATCCAGCGTGCGGCCGCAAGCGCGGCATGTCTTCGTGTTGTTGCTAGGTGAAGCTTCTTGGTGAGATGAGGAAGAACGCGTAGAATGGGACATGCTAAGTTCTCCAATCCAGAACTTGGCCTGGCAGCGGGGTGTTACTAGCACCGCCGCTGCTCTCTTTAGTTGAAGTATAGGTATTGTACCACAACTTCCCGATATTCACTAGGCTAGCACCCCCGTCCACAACTCCGGCCGTGCCGCCCGTGCCGCCCGCTCGGCTTCGTAGACCTTCGCCGGGTCGCCGCCGCTCATATGGCGCAGCATCTCGCCGAAGCGCTGCGCCTCGCGCGTTGCCCCACGCTGCTCGGTGAGCCGCACCGCATCTTCCAGGGCATTCACCGTAGCAGCTGCGCCTTCCAAGGCACGCACGCCGGCGAGTCCGGGCCGCTGGGCATCGGCGAGCTGGGTGCGGAGGGTGGCGAATAGTTGGGCTGTGGTCATTCCCTCCCCTCCCGCCGCGCTAGTGCGTCCGCATCCACATCCAGCCGCCAGCCGTCGCTCGCGTCGATGTCGTACCACTCAATCAGCCGTACCAGCAGCGCCAGCAGGAGCAGCGCCACGATGTCCCGCAGGCGGGGGCCATTGCCGTCATTCATTGTCCACCCGCCGCGACCAGTGCCGCGATGATGACCACGATCACCACCATCGCCACCATCGCCACCAGGTACGCCACGCCCGCACTGGGGCGGTCGTCGCTGTTGTTCTCCACTGTTACCTCCTTGCACGCCCGCCGATTCGCCGGGGTGCTCTAGCTGCGAGCCAAGCCATACGTACGGGTCGGCGACGGTGAATGGTTTGCGTTCAGTCATCAGTCTGCCGCCATCAGTTCTTCTTCGGGCACGTCGGCGGCATCATCGTCCATGTCCGCCCCGAATGCTCCCACGTCGAACAGTGTCGGGGCGTGCAGCGTTAGCTCGATTTCGGCCAGATACTGCGTGCTGATGTGGTAGTAGTCTGCGTTCAACTCTACGCCCATTGCCCGCCGTCCCTCTTGCAGCGCCACATAGGGCACGGTGCCAAGGCCGTCGAATGGGTCTAGCACCAGGTCGCCTGGGTTGGTGTAGCGCACAACCAGACGACGGGGAATATCCAGCGGGAACGGGCAGACATGCTTAGCCAGGCGGCGCCGTGCGTTCTGCATATTGAGCGTGCGCATGAACAGCACGTCAGTCCAGACGTATTCGTCGCCGGCCGCCGGGACCATCGTTGGGAACAGCATGAATTTCGACGGCAGCCGGCTGCCCACCATCTCACACAGTTTGACATGCTGCTCGTAGTCATAGGCGGCGCCACTGCGCATCCGTGCCCGCCACCAGCGGTAGAGCTGCGCCCCGTCCATGCCGTTGATATCATCCTGGGTCAGCAGCGGCGCCGCTTCTGTCAACGCATGGCCATCGCTGCGCCACAGCTGATGGGCGTCGATCTGCCAGCGGCCCCGGCTGTAATCCGTCTTTGATTTCTTGACCGGCTCGTCGGCGTAGGAGCGGCTCTTGTCTGTCTGTGGCTTGCGGAACAGCAATACGTATTCGGGCATACCCACGCCCATTTTGGAACTGTCTTTGCTGTTCTCCGTCCAGCCGAGGCGGTTCGTGCTGTTGTTCTCGCGCACGACATCGGTCGGGATTGTGATGCGGCCGTAGCTAACAAAGCCGTGACTGCGGAATGCCCGATTGCAGTCGTCGCTGAAGTAGTCGACCTCCATCATGCCGTGCGGCGTCTGGTGCCCGTACAGCAGGCGATCCTTGACGTGGATGCACGCCATGCGCCCCGGTTTCAGCGCCCGGTAGAGGCTGGGGATCAGGAAGTCCATCTGCTGCCAAAACGTGGCGTCAGTGTCGTTGAAGCCGAAGTCGTTGCGATTGGCAGAGTATTCGTAGTGGTTGCCGAACGGGATCGACGTGACAATGGCGTCGATAGAGTTCTCTGCCAGCGTTGCGCACTCGAGCACCGTATCGTTATTGACGACGTGCCAGGCGCCGCCCCGCATCTCCTGCCGGGTCACGCCAATCGACCGGCGCAGTCCGCTCACCAGCGTCTCGCGGGTCAGGCCAAACTCCTTGACGATGGCCCGCATACGCTCCATCAGCTCATCATGCTGCTTCCATTTGCGCATCAGGGCGTCGCGCACGGCGTCCTCTGCGTCGGTGTGGATGATGTGGATCGTCACCGGCCTGGCTTGCCCGTAGCGGTGGATGCGGTGCACCGACTGGATAAAGTCGCGGAACTGAAAATTGAGCCCGACGTAGATGGCATCGGCGCAGTAGTACTGAAAGTTGCAGCCGGATCCGCTCAGGCTCGGCTTTGTAGCCAAGATAGGTAACTTGCCGTGCGAGAAATCCAGAATCGTCTGCTCCCGCTCCTCCAGGTCCTGCGCCCCGTACACCGCCGATACGTTGGAGATCGTGCGGCTGATTGCCTTGCGCTCATCCTCCAGGTGATGCCAGATAATCCAGTGCTTGTCTGGTTCGGTGCCGATGATACGGGCGGTTTCCTCCACGCGAATATCGAGGCTATCCCGCTTCTCGCGCGCCGCCTGGGTGACGCCGGCTGTCGTGTCTTTGAGCAGGAAATGCTGTCCAACGTTGTCGGTGGCGTCCCAAATCTTTGTGTGGTCGGAGGTCAACCGGTGCCATACGATGTTGATCTCCGGCATCTCAAAGCCGTCGTCGCTGTACTCTGCGCCAAGGTCGCTGGGTTTCTCGACAAACAGCGCCCAGCTTGCCACCCACATCCAGAACTCATGTTCCATGTGCGGCAGCAGCTGCAGATCGCCGGCCTTGTCGGGGTTGCGCCCGAACCAGCGGGTCAGCGCCTGGCCAGCGTCCAGTTCGTCGAAGAAGTCGCCAAAGTAGATGAGCTGGCGGTAGTCGTTGGGTGCCGGCGTGGCCGTGGCCGCCCATTTGTATTCGATGGGGTCGAAGATGATGCGGAACTGGTCCTGCGTCTTCGTACCCAGGTTACCCAGGATGGCCGCTTCGTCCAGGCAAACGCCGGTCACGTTGGCAGCCAGCCAGTCACCGGTGATGTCACCGTCGCGCACCCGCTCGTAATTCGTGATGAGATACGGCGACCGTTCCAGGGCCTGCGCCGCTTCTGCATCGGTGCGCACGTAGGCAAACTCTACGCCCATCGCCGGGCCATCTTCGTGTATGAACTGGGTGCGCACGCCGAGCGGGCAGATAACGAGCTGCCCGCCGCCGGTCTGCCGATGCACCTGGCGCAGAATCTCAATCTGCTGCGTCGTCTTGCCCATGCCGAACCGTTCAGCCAGCAGGCCATGCCCACGGCGCAACGCCCACAACACGGCGTCCTTCTGGTATTCAAACAAACGGTCGTGCAGGTCTTCGCGCCGCACAATCAAGCCGCTGGTGGCGTGGATGTCGATCTTGTTCGTCGCCAGCCATTCGGCGTACGTTCGTGCAAATTCGTTGAACTCGTTTTGATTCATCGCTCTCCCTCATTCCTCAGGACGGGCGGCTTGCCCTCTTCGCCTGCCGCCCGCCCCGCTCTAGATCACGTACGGCACCGCGCTGCCGTACGGTGGTCGCGTCTACTTCGCTCCGCAGTGGGGGCACCGTTCTCCCCACCAGTGACCCCAGCGCCCGCAGTTGCTGCACTCCCGCTCCGGAGCCGTGCTGCCCTGCGCCCCACCGAACAAGCCGGCGAACATGGCCAGGAAGAGCAGCGCCGCGGCGAGGGCGCCCAGGATGTTGGCGGTGCGGGTCACGGCTGCACCTGCTCTTTCGCCACATTGCCGATGTAGTGCAGCATCCAGGTGAGCTCATCCAGTGCCGCCTCGATGGTATCGCGCAGATCATCACTTGCCTGGCTAGGCGGCAACTTCTCGGCGGCAATCTGCACGTCTAAGATCTTGCCCCGCGCTACCTTGAGATTCTCCGTCATGGTTTCGAGTTCTTCACCCATGATTCCTCGTCCTTTCGTCGTCTCAGATACACCCCGCACCGCTGGCCCTCCCTGCGCCGCCCCAACAGTTAAGCGGCCTGCGGATGGTGGGCACCTCGCACCGGCTTGGGTTGCCGGTCTGCGGGCCAGCGGTGCGATAGTGGGCTAGATGCCGCCATTCGCCATGGCGTCGGCGTAGTAGGCTGCCCGGCCGGCCGTCTTCTCGACCTGCTCTAAGCGGGTGAGGATACCCAGGGCGGTCAGCGCCGCCGTCAGTTCGATTGCATCCTCGCTGGTGCCGGTGCCGCGGCAGGTGGGGCACGGCGGGCCCATATACGCGCTGCCCTGCCCGCTGCAATCCTCGCAGTCCCTGACTACAGTCACGTAATACTTGGTGGTGCTTTTCATGTGTCTTTTCTCCCGCGGTTGCGCTACGCCCTGCCCACCCGCCGCCTAGCGGACCATCCGCAACCATAGCCAGTGTGTCGCGTGACGGGTGAGCAGGGTGTGTTGATTAGGCCGATTGTTCCTGTGGCTTACCGGCGCTACCCTTAGCTGCGTCGCGTTCGGCAATCCGCTTCTTGATGCCACCAATCAACTTGTCGAGCGCGGCGGCCGGGACGTTGGCAATATCGTCGGTTGCGCCGTCTGTGGCGAATTTGGCGAGTTCACCGCACTTGGCAGGCCATGACTCGGCGCCGTAGAACTGCACACCAACGTCGTCAAGCTCGTCCAGCAGCACATTGATCTCGCTGCCGTCGTCCTCATCATCGTCAGGCCCGGCACCATTGCTGCCGTTGCCGCCCGCAACCGGCCCGGCAATCATGCGGGTAGGCGGTGCGGACAGAACGGGCACGTCGATGATGGGCAACGCTGCCAGACGCATCGACTCAAGCTGCCGCTGCACCCACTCGGGATCTGGCTCGATAAAGAGCAGGGACTTAGCACGCCGGGCGCGCTTGCCGTTGTCGCCGGGGGTGCTAATCTCGCGCTCGCGGCGGGAGAGGATAAACGGAATCCCGCGCAGGTCGCCGCGCAAAGCCTCAGCCGCCTGCAAGTTCTCGGTGAGCTGCATGATGTCATAGAGGCTGTGCGTCTCTACGAGTACATACGCCAGCCGCGCCAGTTCCGGCACGATCACAGCCAGGCGCCCCACCTGTTTGCAGCCACAAGCGCGCCCACACAGACGTTCGCACTTGACAGGCGTGTTGTTGCCTTTGCCGTCGGCGTCACGGTGGAAGTACTGCGTCTCACCGTCACAGCGACGCAACATACCGCCGGCCGTGTACTCTTCCAGCCAGGCGCCAAAATTATCGTTCGTAGTGGCGTAGGGCATGAAGACGTTGATGCTGCGCGGCTCGGCACCGTAGTAGCTGGCAAACGCTTCCACCGCCGCGCCGTCATCGCTGGTAAAACGGAAGTGCTTCAGGTCGTCGCCGTAGATCTCGCGGCCGTTGGCATTCTTCTTTTTCAGCCCACCCTTACGCAGCTTGCCAATGCAAGGGAACTGCGCCGGGCGGTTGGACTGCAAAGACTTGATAGGCATTTGCCCCTCCTGTGGGATTTCTACTCGACTAATCCGGCGTGATTTAGAATGGCCGCCTGCACTGCTGCCGGCAGGCCCTGCATAACTTCGTTGCTGGCGGACGCCTCATCTAGAGCAGCGATTTCCGCCAGGCGCTGCCGCTGCGCCTTCTGCTCCAACTGGTCGGCCGTGGCGACGTTGGCGGCATAGACATTTTCTGCGCCGCGCTTAAGGATGTAGCGATAGTTCAACCCGGCCAGCTTGACCGGGCGATCTTCCATGCCCCATCCGGCGACCCGCAGCGCAGCGGAGAATTCGTCATTCGTGAAGCGAATACGGTCTTCGTACTCAAGCGTCGTTTCCGCCCCGGCGGCTCGCCACCCACTGAGCGTGTTCTGCTGCCCGCCATCGGCGTACAGCACCTGCACCGTCAACACACAGCGGTTGCCTTTGACGTTGCGCAGGACTGCCGCTATGCCATGGTCTTGCTGCAATTTGCGCACAAACATGACAGCAAGCCGGTGCTTGCACAACTTGCGCCCGTTGGGGTCAAGCGGCGCCGCATGGTCGAGACAGTCGCAGCCATGCGTGATGCCGCATTTGTGCCCGTTGACGGTCCACCAGTCCTTACCGCCCTGCCAACCGTCAAAGGTGACTTTCTGTTGCCGCACGAACTCGGCAGCTTCTTCGGCCCGGGTCCCGCCCTTTTTGTAGGCGAGGGAGGGGAATTTTGCTTCGGCCTGCGCAACCAACGTTTCAAGCAACATCGGCGTTATCCTCCTCTGGCCCCGCGTCCAGCATCAGTTCGCCCCATTCGTCACGGTCGCAGCCATCGCGCCCACAGGGGCACGGGTCGGGGTCGGCTAACTGCGCCACAATCGGTTCGCGCGTCGGCTCCACTTTGCGGAAGCCGTCCCCCTGACGGACATAGAGCCCGTCAGGAGCCGCAACACCCACCACGATCAGGCGTGACACCTACATCACCTCCCGGTCGGACGCCTGCGCCATCATCGCCCGGTAGTAGGCGTCGGCGCCCTTGGCGGCCGGGCTGCACTGCCAGCCGAACCGCTCACCGTTGGTCTCACAGAACAGCCAGCCTTCGGTCATCTCGTCGGTGGCGCACCCTGCCAGGTCGATCCCGTGGCGGTAGTTGTATTTGCCCTGGTCAAACTCCGACCGGGGGGCGACAAACCGCTTGGCGTTGACTTTCGGGGCTGCCGGTGCTACCATTGGGGCGTTCATGATTGTTCCTTTCTTGTGAACCGTGCCCCAGCCGTTGCAGCGGTGTGGGGCGTTTTTGTTGGCGGCTAACCATTATCCTACACGGCTAATTCTAGCACGTATATGTATAGGTGTCAAGCACTTTTGGGCATGAGTTTTGTAAATTCGTAAAATTGTTTGCCGGGTGGGGAAACAAAGATGCGCTGCTAGTGCGGGACTAGCAGCGCATCTTTGTGGATGTAAGCGAAATGTCAGCTTTATGTATCAGGCGAGGGGGGAAACTGCTCTACATTAGTACAGTCTTTAGCGCACTATCCAACTTCCCGAAAGCACCGCCACATGAAACAGCAAAAATCAGACCAGTCACGGCAGTTCAGCGCTCAAGATTTAGCCGCTGAAGCTGACGACCTGGCCGTCGCTATCCTGCAAGATCGCATTGAAGACGCAGTTTCCCGCCGGCAGATGACCGCACAACCACCGCACCAGTTAACTGCGCATGACCTCGCCCGATTGGGGCAGCAGGGCGCTCTGAATTAGCCGCTGTGAGAATGGCGAAATTAAATGACTCGCCTCGTTCGGCTCACCGTTAGCCCCTGCATTTAGCGCGCTCTCCGCCATGACACGGAGCACGGCCAGCATTTCGCGGCGCTTGGCCGGGTCTTTTACGTCGTCAATCAACTTGGCCCCGGCGTCGGCTTCCTCTGAGAAGTAGACGGGCGTTTCCGGCTCAACGCCAACCGGTTGCGGGTTGTCCGTTTCCATCAACAGGAAACCGACTGTTACGCCCAGCACTTCGGCGATCTTCAGCAGCACATCGCGCGATGGTATACGGTGGTTGTTTTCGATCTGCGATATATAGACATTGCGCACGCCCACGGCATCGGCCAGCTCATGCCCGTTCATGGGCCGGCGGCGGCCGTCGGCATCCTGCACTGTCTTCTGTTTACGCGCCCAGGCTATTCGTGATCCGGTTGAATCGTTGCTATATGCGCTCATATCGTCTATTTTAAGCGCGCCCGGCGCATAGTTTCTCGCTACAGCCAACATTTAACCCCCTCGGCATAAAGCCATTGACATATACATATAGCCATGATAAGATTATCCACGTAGGCTAATTTTTAGCGACGATCGGAGGCGCGAACACATGAAACCAGTAACGAAAGAATATGTACCCTGGCAAACACCCCGCCAGAATGATGACCGGGTGCAAGCCATCCGCGAACGGCTGGCGGCGCAGCGCGGGGTGCCGGTGACGAAGGTGAGCAAGAGCGGCGATGTGCTCGCCTATCTGCTCGACATGACCGAAGCGGCTGAACTGCTCAACATCCAGCCGGTCCACCAGGTGCAGCCATGACGCCCGCTACATCCTCCGCTCCAACGCCGGCCGCCGGTGCAAAACGGCGCTCCACGCATCGGGAAACCGAGGCGGCGCTGCTGGCCTGTGCTGCGGCGGGGTGGACGTTTGAACTGCGCCCCCTGCATGACGTTCCCACTGCCGGCGGCGGCGCACTGTTGTGCGTGGTGTACGAGTTGGCGTCACAGTCTGACCTCCTGTTGGGAAAATAGTTGCGCCACCAGGGGCGTACCCGGTGGCGCTGAGGCGGGAATATTGGCGGCTATCGTTGGCGTGCGATGTGGCGCTGCCATAGCCCCACTGTAGCACAGTCCCCGCCGAACCGCTTATTTTTCCCGGATATTGCCCATATTTGTAAGGTTGTTTGCCGGCGTTGCGGCTGCATTGCGGGGAGGGCGGATGGCGATAAAACGACAGCGGGCGCGCAAGTGGCCGAACAAAGCGGGCGCCGTAGCGGACGGGGCGATCGACGGATTGGCGGCAATTGCACTGGAGGCGGCTTCGATGTCGGGGCAGGCGAAGGCGATCAGCGGACTGGCTGAGGGCTGCGCCGTGACAATCCGCGAGGGCGACCTGGAGTCAGTGCAGCACATGCTGCTCAGCGTGCGCGAGCTGGCAGTGGCGCAGCAGCAGTTGTGCGTCAACATCCGCGACCGCGCCACGACGCATAGGTCATCGTTGGCGGCGGCGCGGCGAGGGGAGTATTGAGGGAGGCATCTATGATCGCGAACGGAACGGAAAACGGACAGAAGCCATATCAAATCGTAGAGCAAGAATTCACGTGCGACCATGCACAGACTAAGGTCGTACGGTTTACGCAACGCAACGGTGTTGCCGTGGTGCGTTGCCAGTGCCAGCGCTGCGGGGCGCAGGTAGGGAATAACCTACCGAAAAACGAACACAACGTCGCCCGGCTGCCGGAGTGGAACGAATCATTGCGGGAGCGTTGGTGGCAGGCCCGCAGTGCCCGATCGCAGGAAATCTATGAGCAGGAACGCGACGCCAAAAACGCAGAGTGGTGGCGGAAATACAACGCCTATCTGCGCTCCGAACAATGGCAGCGGCTCAAGAAGCTGGTGCTGAAGCGCGACAACTACACCTGCCAGAACTGCTATCGCAAGGTTGCCCCGAACATCTACGCCGTTAGCGATCGCGCTGAGGTGCATCACCTCTCCTACGACGGGTTGAACCGCACCGGCGAATCGTTCGCCTTCGAATGCACCACGCTGTGCCACGATTGCCACCGGCGCTACCACGGCCAGGAGAAGGGCGCTGATGAGTAGCAGGCTCGCCCGCGCTGCCGATTGGTACGCCAGACACGGCTGGGCGGTATTCCCCCTGCGGCCGGGGACCAAAGAGCCGTTCGCCGCACTCGGCGTGTACAACGCCACAGTCAAGGTCGACCAGGTGGCGGAGTGGTGGCGCTGCTGGCCACATGCCAATATCGGGCTGCACTGCGGCGGCACTGGCTTGCTGGCGCTCGATATCGACGCCTACAAGGATGCCTATGCCGGCGTGGACATCCTCGCTAATGCGGATGAGGAGACGATCACGAATCTGACCGGCAACGGCGGAACGCACCTACTCTATGTCACGCCCCAGGGCACCAAATACGGCAACAACAAAGGCAGCCTACCGCCCGGCGTGGATATCCGCGGCTGGGGCGGTTACATCGTCCTGCCGCCTTCGGTGCACCCTAACGGGAATCTGTACCGCTGGGAAAACGGCTACGGCCCGCACGAGATCGAGCCGCTGCCGCTGCCCGCGGGGCTGCGCATGATGCTGGAAGCAGGCCGCTGCGCACAGCGTACCGCTGGACCGCCGGATAAGCTGGCGGTCGCCATTGCGCAAAAACTTGTCGAGTCGGTACTCGACGCATTGGACATCGAAACGCACCCGGCGCAGGTCTATGACGGTGACGGGCGAAAATGGATCTTGAAGTATTGCCCGTTCAACCCGGAGGAAGAACCGCATGAAAACGACAAGGCCGCGTTCGTTATCGTCGCCAGAGACGGACACATCTCCGCAGGATGCCAGCACGAACGGTGCCGGAATCGTCTCAGTGCCGCCAAATGCAGCGGCTGGCAATGGCTACTACGCCAACGGGAACGGGACCTTGCGGCCTGACGAAGATGACGCCTACGCGGCAGCAGGCGCCGACATCGCGGCCGTTATGCTCGGGGAAACAGCCGACGATGACGGCAACGCCAAGTGTGCCTACGCTCTGTTTGGGCGCGATTTTCTGTACTGCGACGCCTACGGCTGGATGCACTGGACCGGCACGCACTGGCAGGGGGACGAGGCGGAAGCAAAGATCGACCGGGCTCTGTTCGCCATGCTCAAGCAGCGCAGGCTGGCGGCCGTCGCTGCCGGCAAAGAGGCGCTGGTCAAGGTCACGACGGGCACGGCCAGGCGCGTGCGTGACTGCAAGATGGCATTCCGCTCGCTGGTGGTCGTCCGCGTTGAAGACTTCGACCAGTCACCAGACGAACTTAACGTCGCCAACGGGATACTCAATCTACGCACAGGCGAACTGGCCCCTCACGATCCAGGCCGACGCTTTACCTACTGCAGCAAGATCCCCTACGACCCGGAAGCAAATGACACCGCCTGGCTGGAATTTCTCGCCGATGTGGTAGGAGGCGGGGCGAACGTGATCGATTACCTGCAAATGTCCGTCGGCTACAGCCTGACCGGACACACGTCCGAGGAGTGCCTATGGTACGTGTTCGGTCCCTCGCGCAGCGGCAAAGGGATCTTCACGGAGGTCATGTTGGCGCTGCTGGGTAGCCCTCTGGCCATCGAAGTCGACTTCGCCACCTTCACGGCCAAGCGCGAGGGCGACACGCAGAATTTCGACCTGGCGCCGCTGAAACCGACGCGGCTTGTGATTACGTCCGAGTCCAACCGCTACGAAGTGCTGAACGCCGGCAAGATCAAGCAGTTGACGGGCGGCAACTATGTGCGCGCTGCCTACAAGCATCGCGACCTGTTCACTTACCGGCCGCAGTTCAAGGCGTGGCTGGTGTCGAATCAGCCGGTCAATGCCGACGTTGACGATGACGCCCTGTGGTATCGGGTCAAGGTCCTGGAGTTTCCCAACGGCCATATCGGCAAGGAAGACAAGACGCTCAAAGCCCGCATCAAGGCGCCCGATACACTCAAGGGCGTGCTTAAGTGGGCGGTCGCCGGCGCAATGAAGTGGTACGCCACGCCGGAAGGCCTGGAGCATCCGACCTGGGTCAAGCTCGCCACCAAGGAGCATCGATCGGAGCTGGACTTCGTGCAGTCCTGGCTGGACGAACGCTGCGAGGAGGTCGCGGGGGCGTGGATCGCGAATGGCGTTTTGTATGCCAATTACGAGGGCTGGTGCAAGGCAAATGGGGTACAGCCGAAAGCTTTGCGGGGGTTGCTGCTGTCGCTAAAAACCAAGGGTTTCACCACAAACGAATTGAGGAAAGTTGACGGACAAAACGGCAAAGGCGTTGTCGGAATTGCCCTTCCAGTGAGGCCGCAATGAACGGATTTCGTAACTGGAACCGAAGTAACCGGTATTTCCCGGAAGTTACCTATAGGAGTGCTATAGATGAATTGTGCGGAATCATAGTTATTTCGGTTCCAGTTACCGACCGTACAGGAGTGAAGGCGTAAAAAATGTTCGAAACCATCTTCCTAAACGCCGATCAAACCCTGCGAATCTCCTTCGCATATTCATTAGAAGCCGTCGAAAAGATCAAGCAAATCGACGGCGCTACCTGGGACAAGGCGAGCAAGACGTGGCGCGCGCCGCTAGGCCAGCTAGACAAGGTGCTGCGAGTCTTCCCCGATGCCGCCATGGCCCCAGAGGTAGCGATGGCCGGACCTGCCAAGCTACCGATCGAGCACTTCGCTGAGACGTGCGTCACCGCCGGCGTGACCCTCACCGTCAGCGGCAGCCAGGTGCGCGGCAGCGGCGGCGCTTGGACGCAGATCCTGCAGGCGGAAATCGACAAGCGGGCAGCCCAGCTGATGTGCCTCATTGCTTCCGGCTGGCAGCCGCCCGTGCCGATGGAAGTGCGGCCGGCGCCGGTGCCGGAAAGCTTCGACCACATCACCGACTTCGACCGGGGCGCGGCGAAGTGGGAAAAGAACTGGCAAGCCAAGCAGGACAAAGTAGAGGGTTACAAGGCTGCCGCACAGCGCCGGCGTTGGCACGGCGACAAGGCGGAACAGATGGGCATGTTTGAGCAGGAGGGGCTGTGACCGTCGGCCGCCAAGTACGCCAGCGTCAAAACCGCAGCCGCCGCTCCGGGAACCTTCAGAGCGCGTATACGCAGGACCTGCCAGGCCTGAACCTGACCATGCGTGAGCGGGCGGTATGGAAGTTTGTGCAGGTGGCGGCGCTGCTGGCCGGCGACGGCGACTACTACGACCTCCTGCCACCGGCCGCCCGCATGGCCACCGATGCAATGAAGCAAGCGGCAGAGATTCTTGAACCGTCAATCAAACCAACGAAAGGACAAGTGAGACATGACTGAATTGCTGTGGGCAGTGATAGGCATCGTGATCGGCGGTGGGCTGGTTGCCGGCCGGCGCTGGAGCAGGCTGGACGCAGCCCGTTTCGAGGCCGACGCCTACTGGGACCGCTACGTTGAGTGCGAGCGGCAGCGCAACAACCTGGAGCGCGACCTGGCTGCCGCACAGGTCCGCGTCAACACGCTGCAAGGCGAGCGCGACCTCGCCGCCTACCAACTCACCCAGCTCGCCGCCGTGGCGGCAGAGCCGGCGCCGCTGCCGCATCTGTACCTGCCGGCCGTGATGCGCGAGCCGCGGATGCCGCCGCCTGAGTACACGCCGGCCATGCCCATCGCGACGCCAGAGCCGCCGGTGTCGGGCGACGTGCAGTAAGACAATCAAACGAAAGGACAAAACATGGCAATTTGGAACGACCGCACCTTAATTGAATACTGCAACCACAGCGCACTCGTCACACCCTACGACCCAGCGCTCGTCAATCCCGCGTCGATTGACCTGCGGCTGGGCGCATCGTACCGGCTGCCAGATCTCGGTTGGAGTCTGCGCAGCGTCACGGTAAACACGCAATGGTGCGAGGCATTGACGATGCCCGTTGATGGTATCGAGCTGCCGCCCGGTGCATTTATCCTGTGCTGCACATTGGAAACCGTTGCAATTCCGCGCCATGCGAGCGCGGCACTGTACAGCAAGTCGAGCACCGGGCGCATAGGGTTGGAGCACCTGCACGCAGGTTGGATCGACCCCGGATTCTGCGGGCAGCTCACCCTCGAATTTAAGAACGTCGCGCCCTGGCCTATTCTGCTCGTGCCCGGTCGACGGTACATGCAGATGGTTGTCTATGACCTGGTGGAGCCGCCCGCCCGCGATTACTCGCAGACGGGGCGCTACCAGAATCAGCAGGGCGCAACGCCTGCAAAGGAGGTGCAGCCGTGACCAATGCCCACCTGGTCCTCGCCATGCTCACCGGCCTGGCCGCGCTTGCGATGGTGCTCGTTATGCCCTCGCTCAAGCCCGCGGGCATTGCGTCCGTCGCGTTGGTGCTGGGCTTCATCCTGTGGCGGCAGTGGAGGGCGCAATAATGCCCGGTATCACCCCCGACGCACAGTGCCCCCACTGCGGCACCGTGCAGAACCTTGGCACCCTCGCGCAGCACGTGCGCCTGTGCCTGGCTGACCCCGCCGTGCGCGCCCGTGTGCTGTTGGCACTGGCTGACCCGAACGACCCTACCCACGCCGTCAGCGCCAGACGCTACAACGCACGGCGCAGCATGTTCGACGCACCGGGCGACGGCACCCTGGCGCAGTACCACGGCGGTACATGGGGCGCTGTCTGCGCGGCGTATGGACTCCTGGCGCCGATCCCGTACCGCAAGCCCAAGCCGCCCAAGCCCGCCAAAGAGCACCGCCCCCGCAGACGGACCCACGCCACCTGCCCCCACTGCGGCATGGAATCCACCGCCGCCGCCATCGGGCGCCATGCCTCGACGTGTCTTGCCGACCCCGCCAACTATGCGCGCTACCGGGCGCTGCTGACGGATGATGGCGAGACGGGCATCACCAACAGCGAGTACGACGCACGTGCAGCGGAGCGCAATGCGCCCGCCGTGACGACGCTGCGCCGCATGACAGGCATGGCGTCGTGGGATGACATCCTGGCATGGTTCGACCTGCTGCCGGCCCCCGCGCAGCTGCGCACGTGCCCCAACTGCGGCAAGAGCTTTAAGGCGTTGGGTTTCGCGCACCACTACGCCAAGTGCAGCGACAACGCAGCGGCACGCATGGCAGAAGAGGAAGCCGCGCAGGAGACGGCGATTATCGAATGGGAGGGCAGAGCACTCAAGCGCGACGCGGAACAGGCACAGTGGCTATTTGTTGGCGATGATGACCCGCGCAAGCCAAATTATAAGCCGCCAGTGATACTTCCCGCGCCTGGTCTGTACGTAAACGGCAAGCCGTGCCAGCGAATAGTGTTGCGCTAACCTCTTCCACTGCAACCACATAGCACGCAAAGCCCGCCCATTGGAGCGGGTTTTGTTTTGCCCTATTGACGGCGCGCCTTGCATGTGCGATAATGTACGCAAATGTACTTGCATGTACCATCACATAGCAAAGGGGATAAAATGCCACGAAAAGACGATACATATACAGTCAGCGTCAATCTTCCCAAAGACATGGAACCACGCCTGCGGGCGCTGGCAGAGCATCGCAGCGAAAGCCTCAGCTCCACTTGCGGCGCCGCCATCCGTGACGCCATCGTACATTACGAGGAAGGCGACACGACCCGCACGCGCATTGCCAAGATTGAGCGCAAGTTGAACATGGTACTGCTGTTGGTGTGGGCGCTGCCGATTCAGGGCGGCAAAATGGAGATCACAGCAGACGACGTGCGCAGGTTTCGGGAGCTGGTGGCGGAGATACAGCTGTAACCCAGGCGGGATTGCGCCAACTCTCTACAGCGGGCGCAATCCCTGAGCAGCATACACTGGCGGGACGTGCCGCCGTTGCATGTGCCTGTTTACAGGATAGCACATGCGGCGTGCACATCCTGCCGAATCGGTAGGATGTTTTTGATTTAGGAGGTGCAACGCATGACAACGACAACAGACACCGCAACACTTAAACATAGCAACACCAGTTGGGTTGACAAGATTCTCAACGCATTGCGCAGCCCAGGCGCAATGATGATTGCGCTTATGCTAGCGCTCGTTGCGCAGGGCAAGCACACAGCAGACGTGTTTACATACTACTCGCATCCTGGCACGCCGGTATGGTTGTCATACGTCTTTGCTGGCGCCGTCGAAGTTGCGGTGTTGCTCTTTGTGCTGAACAAGCACAAGCTGATTAGTTACCTGTTTGCGGTGGCAACGTTTGCCACGAACATGGTCTATTACGCAATCGGCGGCGTTGACATGCAGAGCGTTGCGATCGTGCCGGTTGTGTTGCTCTCGGCGTTGCTTCCTGGTGTCATCGTTGGGTACAGCCATACTATCGCGGAGAACACAGAACAAGGCGAAACACAGCCTGCAACTGCCCCCGCAACGGTTCAGCGGCGCCGCTGGCAGTTCTGGCACAAGCCCGCAGAAACGCTTACGACAAATGTAGAGCCGTCCCAACCTACAGAAACGTCTATAGCCCTTTCTGTGGTCACGTTGGGTCATTCTGACGTGAGCGCACCGACAGCCGATACTCCCGCAGAATCGCCAAAACAGACCTCGGTGGCACGCAAGGCGAACGAATACGGCATCAGCGATGCGCAACTTGCGGAGTGGCTGGGTGTCAAGCGGCAGGCAATCGGCGCAATGCGCAAGCGTGGCACGTTGACTGCCCGCATTGCGCGCGACCTGCCGCAACTGGCGCCGGTGCACAGCAACGGTTTCAATCACGATTGACGATAAGGAGACGGTAATTATGGGAGCCTTAGCCAAGCGAATTGACATCGTGACAGTGGCGGATGCGCTGCGGCAATCTACCAGCAACTATGACCAGTGGAGCCGTAACCAGGATTTTGTCCGTGCGCAGCGCGAGGGGCGCGTGCAGTACGTGGTGCACGTCAACACGCCGCAGGTGCACGTGCATACCCATGTGCATTATGACGGCGGCAAGCTGCCGAAAGACTCAGGGGACGACTGGTAGGGGGATAGGGTACACGCGTCGTGAAGTACGTCGGGACCGCCTTCGTTGCCTCCATACTGATGATCGTCGCCTGGGTGATGTACACCATCCAGCCCATGATCCCCGCGTTTGCCGCTGGCGCCGCTGAACTGCTGTCCCTCGCCGTGCGCGCCTGCATCAGCATAGCGGTGCTCATCGTGGCGGCGGCACTGCTGTGGGTGTTCCTACGTCAACGGCACGAAGCCAACCGGCAGCGGGACGGGGCGTTTCCCCTCCGTGAATACCACACTGAGCCGTGGACCAAGCGCCTGTGGAACATGCTGACCGGCAAGCCTTCGCCGCGTGTCATCCTCGACATGAACGCTGCCATGACGCACGCTGCCATGATCTACCAGGGCGTGCACCTCGCCGAGCCGCCCGCAGGCTGGGACCGCCAGCTCGCCTACCTGAGCGACGTGGAAAAGACGCGCCGCGTACAGGCTGCGCTGCCTGGTGATGCGGTGTTAGGCAATCCGCTTGTGGCGCTCGAGCGTGGCGTGGGCGGTGTAGCCAACGCAGCTACAGGGCGTTGGATGGCAGGGCGGTACGATGCGCCAGTCAAGCCGCAATCCTTCGTCGACCCGCAGCCGGAACCCGCACGCCTGCCGGTGCCTGAGTTGTCGCCCGAGGATGCGGTGGCACAGAGCACGCACACGGCGATCGTGATGGGACAGACAGTGGACGGCGAGTTGGTGCGGTGGGATATGACGCAGATGCCGCATGTACGGGTGCACGGCACGTCGCGCGGCGCAGGCAAAACAAACGTCATTCAGACCCTCGCCGCCGGTGCCCAGGCGCATGGGGCGCATGTGCTGGTATGCGATCGCGTTCAGTTCAAGGACTGGCAGGACTTCCGACACTGCGCTGAGTTTGCCGACACGACCGACCCGCAGGCGCTGGCAAATGTAGCTGCCCGCCTGTACAACATCTACCTTGGCCGGATGCAGATGCTGCGTGACGCCAACGCTCGTGACATTACGAAGATGCGGCAGCCGATGCAGCGCATCGTGGTTGTGCTGTCGGAGTTTGGGGCGCAGATGGAGAGCGCACGGGCGGAAGGCGTAATCAAGGAAGTCGAATACCCCCTGACACAGCTCGCCCGCCTTGCCGCTGCCACGGGCATCCATCTGATTGCAGAAGATCAGGCAGTGAAGGGCTGGCCGCGAGCGTTGACGGCAAACATGTGGCCCATCATCGGGCGCCTGCCTACCTACGATGGGCAAGCGTGCGGGTATCAGGGGCGGGGCGGGGGGACCAACACCTTCCCTCCATACACGTTCGCATTCGAGGGCGTGCTCTTCCGTGCGCCGCTTATGGAGCCCGCACTGCCGAGCCTGCTTGCCAACGTACCGCCCCCGCGGGCCCTGGTGATGCGGACGCCGGCGGCGGTGATACCGGCGGAGGAAGGGGAGGATCGTTCCACCGTTCCGCCCGTTCCAGGGGGTGCAGGGGTGGGGGGTGGCGCCGTTCTACCTCTGGAGAACGGAGGAACGGAACGGAACGAAGGAACGCAAGCGGTAGATGATGCGGGGCGTTGGGATGACGTTGTAGCGGCATGGTTCGCCGCCAATCCACAGGCGTTGACTGGCCCCGCGCAGGGCATCAGCGACCTTGCCCGTACCATGTGCCGCGACAACGAAGGCAGCGACGCCAACTATGAGGCATACAAGGGGCGAGCGCATAAGCTGTTCCATGAGTTCCGCAATAACGTGCGCTTATCGACGGGCGACAAACTCGGTACCGACATCACAGGGGGAGCGTGATGGCAGAGATTATCGTCTCGCACGGGCTATGCACGCCGATCCGCCCGAAGGTGTTGACGGCGCTTGAGCCCTACGCATTCAAGGGGTTGAAGGTTCAAGCGTGGGGGGAGGGGCGCTTTGGGACAGACGATACCACCAGCAAGACGAAGGACACCGACAAGCTGGCACGGCAGCACTACGCCCGCATCACGGTATCGGACGACGCTGCCAAATGGGCGGAATGGCTGCTCTGGCAAAGCGGGCAGTTTGCCTTAGACAGCCAGCCGCTTAATCCGCGCCTGAACTGGGTAGCGCCTAAGAACTGTAAAGAGCAGTCCAGTTTGGGCCGGGGCACAATGCCGACGCCTTGGCGGGACAAGCAGAGGGCACCACGTACCGGCGGCCTGCTCAGTGGATTATTCGACGGACTGCGGCGCAAGCCGCGCAAACCACAAAGGAGATCACGATAATGACGGCATCATCATTCGAGTATTTTGGACAGACAACCGCCGCCGCCGCACCGCCCCCGCCCGTGCAGACCGCAGCGTATGCGGCGCCGGTAGCGCCACGCACCGCCACCCGCCCGGCCCCGTCGCTGCTCGGCTACAGCCTGGCGCTGCTGACCTTTGCCGGTACGCTGATCGCTGTGGGGCAACTGCTGCGCCTGACGCCGGCCGGCAACGTCATGGCGGACGACCCCAGCGGTTTGGGCGTGGGCATCATCGGCGCCGGCCTGGTCGCGGCACTGCTGGTGACGGCACTGTTGGCAACGTTGGCGGGGCGGGGAAGGTAATAAGAAGGGGGCGACACTATGCAGACAGACAGCAGCAACAACACCATCTGGCGCACCATCGTACTTACCAGCGCCGGCGGCATCCTCGGATTTTTCATCGTGCGTTTCCTGTTCGGTGCGTCGTCAGACATGCAGGGATTCGTAATCGGCATCGGGTTTGGTGGGTTTGGCGGTTTTGCGGTGGGATGGTTTGCTGGACTGATGCACTCACGATCACCACAGGAGCAACAGCAGGCAGTAGCCGACGCCTACGCCCGCGGGCACAATGACGGATTGCACGCAGGCTACCGTGCCGCCATTGCCTCCGATGGTGTGGTGGAGGTTGTCATACCAACGCAGGCACGCGAGTTGGTGCGGGCAGGAGGTCGGTATGGTTGAGGGGCCTGCGACTGATGCGGCGTTTGCTATCGTGTTCATTGTCCTTGGCGGCCTGATTGCTGTCGGTCTTGCCATGATGGTTCGCGGCTTTCTGACCATGTACGGGATATGGGGGTTTGTGGCTGAATGTACGGCATCGAGGGATGCGAACATTACAGCCAGCGTTTCTCAGCCTCGCCGCCGCACCATCGTCATACCGATTCCGGCAGAGTCTATTATTTCCGTGTCCCCTGCGAGCCCCCTATCTCCTGGTATCGACTACGCCGTGCCGCGCCCTGACGACGTTGACGCAATCAAGGCCAACAGCCGCAGCTATGACCTCGCCAGCCTGACGGCGCCGGCAGTGCCCGAGCTGCCGCCGGTTGTGGAGGTTGTCGAGCCGCAGGTGGAGCAAGGGATCGCAGTGGACTGGCCGACGCAGGTTGTGCAGCCAGTGCCGCTGACACGTCTATAATTCGAGCAGTAATGACAGTTATCTGCGAGGGGAACCCGCAAGGAGAATAACAATGAGTGGAAAATCAGGGAAATACCCGCGATATAATTTCCCAAATCTGAACGAGCTGATCATCGCGCTTTTAATCCTGGCATTGATCGCTGCCATTGGCGTAGCCGGTGCGGGTACGGAAGTAGCGCAAAACGCGGCACACGGCAATAGTGCTGTGTATGTCGATTCTGCCCGTAGATAAACGGCATACACCTCGGGACGGTGGCGGGCCCGATGATAACCGCCACCGTCCCATTGATAAGGAGGGCAGAGATGTTGATGAGAGTCTTTCGGATGGAAGCAAACAGGCGCACCGTCGCCTATGTCATTGCTCCAGATCATGTAGCCGCCTGCCGTAGCTACATGGACGCGGCTAGGCGTGAGCCGGAGCGTTACCCGCAGTCGGTGGAATTGTTTCCTGTCACCCGGTTTGAGTATACGCCGTCGCTGCCTATGGCGCCGGGACTGATTGAGGCGCAGCCGTGATACAACGATGGGACGATTTAACCCCCGAGGAGCAGCAGCGGTATCTCACAGCCGAGGAACTACGGGCGCAGCTCGCCGCCGTCACCACCGAAACCGCAGAGCAGGCGTGGGAGATTGCCAAGCTACGCTACTACGTTGAGGCGCTGGAACGGCTCGTCAAACCTGATGAGCGGCAGACGGCAGCGGACGAGGCCAGCATCGCACTGGCGCAACACAACCCGCCAGAATGGGTGCAAAATAATAGCCGCCACCCGGTCAAGTGACGGCTATCGCTGGCCTCGCTCAAGACCAAGGTACGTGGACCGCTGTAATTGTAGCATACCACCCCGCCCCGCCCGCCGCAGCCGGGGCGTTTTCATTTCCCGCGCGCTGTGTTACAATGCCGTCTCTCCCGCATCCAACACGACACACGGAGACGCCATGATCTACATCGGCCTGCACACGTTCCTCCCACACCAGGGCATCTACCATACCCCCCCCACTTGCGCCGCCTGGCCGCGCCCATCGTCGCCAACCCGCCATTCGTAGTAGACCGCGTGCCACTGGATGCGCAGACCGCGCCGGGTAAGACGCTGCCGGCCACGGATATCATAGAGCGGCTGCGGGGCGATGGTTAGTGCCGCCCCACCCGCACCGCACCCTTCACCGCCAGCGCCAGCCACAGCAGCCAGAGCAGCCCGCCTATCGTGGACAGGCTGCGAATCGACGGCCCAACCACTGTCCTATCCATGTGCCCCGACGGGGTGGCGGTGGCGGCAATGAGAAAAAACGCCATAGCCAGCGGCAGCATCCCGGCGCCTAGAACAAGAAAGCGGCGCGGGTACATGCCGCGCATGACGGACAGGCTGACAACCATCATCGTGCCCAGCGCCGCCACGGTGAGGATGTAGTAGGGCAGTGCGCGCAGTAGTGTATCCATAATCGCCCCATCAACCGAACCGGCCATTGAACATCATCACAGCAGCCAGCAGCCCTGCCAGCAGCAACACGATCATCACCGACGCCACATAGACGCTGCGCTCGCTGACCACCACCGGCTTGGGCCGCTCCAGCTGGCCGATGCGCCGCTCCACATCAGCCCGCCACTCTCGTTGCTCGTCGCGCCACTGTCGCTGCTCGATAGCCATCGCATCGAATGACGCCTGCAGCGCTGCCACGCGCGGCAGCAGCCCTGGCGCCCCGGTGCGCCCGTCCCCCTGTACAGCCTGCATCAACAGCCGCAGGTCCTCCCGAATCCCCACGCTCTCATCCATCGCCATCCGCCCGCCCCTGATACCACCCGCGGCAGCCTCCGCAGCCGGCGGGATAAATCGATATGCCAGGCTCCCCGATCCCGACGCCCACTGCACGGAGGCCCGCAAATCCTCCGTGACGGCGTAGGCCCTAGCCAGGTGTACGCCCACCTGCCACGCCAACGTATCGTCAACGCCTGCGGGATTGATCGTGCACGCCACGCCGACGCTATCCGCTGCCCGCTGGATGGCGTCGACGTGCTCGATGCTGTAGCAGCTGTTGAGGACGCAATCGCACGCATTGACGTTGCGCAGCCACACGCCCAGCTGCGACGGCGGCCACACACCATCGCTGAGGGCGAACCCATCGGCGCCCGAGTGCAGCCCGAACCACGCCAGATCCACGTCGCCCTCGCCCGCCGCCGCCATCAGCCCCGCGCGCGAGGCGTCCGTGCCGATGCAGAGCCGCACCGTCCAGCCGGCCGCACTCAGCACATTAGCGACGGTCTGAATTTCGGCGGGCAGGTTGTCCAGGTCGCCGGCCGCCACGATCACGCAGCGCATGTTAATTCCCCCCACCACGCCCGCCACAGGCGCGGTCTATGCCTAGCTTACGCCTGCCAGGTTGACCACCTCGTAGACATACTCCGAGCGTACCGCATCGCCGTTGCCGTACTCACCCGTCACCGTTACCCGGCGCTGCTCTGCCGCCGCGATGGGATTCTTTAGTGTGTTGTCGGCCACGGTGAGTGTCAACTCGACCGTGCTGCCCGGCTCACTGATGTCGGTGTCGCTGCGCACAGGCTGGCCGGTCGCCACATCGTCGATGCGATACGTGGCGGTGGCAGGGGCCTGTGCGGCCCCGGCCTTGTCGCGAAAGGTGACGGTCAGATAGGCCGTCGACTTCTCGTTTACACGTTCCATGGGTCACCTCGTGATACGCAGCGTTAGGAGATGGTGACCTGCAGCTGCACGGTCCAGGTCTGCCCGCTCGCCTTGGTGCCCTGGTCGGAAACTTTGCGGTTAAGGTTCTTGCCCGTCCCGCTGGACGCATTGGCGACCGTGAACTCCTGCCACGCGTAGTTGGCATCCGACGTCCCAAACACCGACTGGAACGTCACCGTCGTGCCGCTGCGTTGCGGGTAGGTAGCGGCCATCGCCTTGTACGTCTTGTTGGTGGCCGCCTGCAAATCCGTGTGCGCCGCACTCTCCGCCGTCGTGCTGTCGCCCACGCCGATGTATGCGTTGGCGTTGCTGAACGCCGTCGGCGAGCCCAGCCCGCACACCAGATCCCACAGCTCGCCGATGCCCTCGCTGAGCAGCAGGTTCCCTTCGATCACCGACTCCGCCGGCAGCAGCTGCCCGTCGCCGCCCACCACCTCGCCAGCCTCACCGCGCGCGAACGCCGCGTCGTCGGCGAAGCGGCGAATCAGCCAGCGGGTCTTATAAACTGCGCGCTCTTCCAAAACGTTCACTGTGTCCTCCTAGCCCTAACTGTTGAGGGCGAACTCGACTGTCCGCCTTGCCCACGCAAACTCAATAGACGGCGCCGGCCCGGCGAACTCGATAGATCGCGTAGACCAGGCGAATGTAACCGACCGCGCCAGCAAGGCAAACGCCATTGTCCGCCTGGCCAGCACGAACACAACCTTGACCAACTTGACGGCGCTGTCGTAGCGCACCAGCACATCCACGCCCGCGCCCAAGTCCAGCACACTCAGAGCGGCATTGACCTGGCCCAGCACGTCCAGCGCCTGGCCAATGTCGCTGACCGGCACGTTGACCGTGATGCTGCCCAGCGCATCCGTGCCGGCCGCCGCATCCGCCACCGTCAGCAACACCGACGTCAGCAGCGCATCGCTCCCGGCGCCTGCATCGGCGAGCGTAAGCGCCACGGCGATCCCCGGCGTATCCACCCCTGCGCCGGTGTCGGCCACGACGATGGGCGCCACGCTCACGCTGAGCGCATCGCCGCCGCTGCCGGCATCCAGGATGCTGACCAGCATCGTGGCGATGATGCTCAGGGCCTCAGCTGCGCTGCCGCTGTCGGCTACCGTCACTGCCACGCTCACCGCCGTCGTGTCGGCGCCCACGCCACCGTCCAGAACCGTCAGCGATACCGCCGGCGAAAGTATCAAGTCGGTGCCCACGCCGCTGTCGAGCACCTGTTTCAGCGCCTCGGTCAGCAGGTTAAGCGCCTCAGTCCCGCTGCCGGCGTCGGCTACGCTGACGGCCACCTGGACGGCCAGGGCCTCGCCCCCTGCGCCGCTGTCCGGCAGGGTCAGCGCCACGGCAATGCTGGCCAGGCTGTCCACTGCCGTGCCCGCATCGGCAATGGCGACGAGGATCAGCTGTAGAATCGCATCATCGCCTGCGCCGCTGTCGGCTACGCTGAGTGTGACGCTGATGGCCGTGCCGTCAACGCCTAAGCCACTGTCTGCTACACTGAGGTTCGCCGCAATACTGCCCAGCGCATCAGCTCCCGTGCCCGCGTCCGTCATGCCCAGCGTCGCAGCCAGACCCGCCAGGACGTCCGCACCGCTGCCGGTGTCCGCAACACCCAGCGCCGCGGCCAGGCTGGCGAGCGCATCTGCACCACTGCCCGCGTCGACGGCCGTGACGCTGGCGTCTACTCCCGCAATGGCATCGCTGCCCGCACCGCTGTCGCTCGTGGCGACGCCGGCAGTGAGCTGGGCAATGTTGTCGGCCCCTGCGCCGCTCTCGGCCACCAACACCGCGGCCAGCAGCTCAGCGATGCTGTCGCTGCCTGCGCCCGTGTCGGCGGTGGCCACGGCGGCCGCCGCAGCGCCAAACGCATCGTTGCCTGAACCGGCATCGCTGAGCGCCAGCGCTACTGTTACGCCCGCCAGACCGTCTACACCCGTGCCGGCGTCACTGACGGTAATGGTCTGGTCGCCGCTCGCCTCCGACGCCGCCACAGCATCGACGCCATGGCCGGTATCGACGATGGCGAGCGTACGTGCGCCTGGGGCCAGGATGATGTGTGCGCCGACGTTATAGTCGGCATTCGCGGCCACACCTGTTACCGCCCCAGTCGCCCCTGGGTTTGTATAGACGTGATCGGCAATGCCCATCGACATATTATTGCTGCCGGTCGAAGTGCGATTGTCGAACCGCTCATCATAGGCGGGCGTGGCCGGCGGCGTCCAGGTCGATCCGTACGCATTCGTTCCGAACCAGACGCCCAACGAGTTCGGAGCGACTGTGGTCAGGCTGGGGCCAACTGCATTTGCCGAACTGGATGTTGATTCCTGGCTGGCAAACAGAGTGGGGTATGCCGCATTGCGATAGGTGACGATCGCCACACCGCACTCACAGCTCGACCAAGAGAACGTGTAGTTCGCCGGCTCCGAGTTGGCGATGCGCGCGTAAATGACCTGCGTGTGCACTCGGGTGCCACACGGCGTGTTGAGGATGGGTGATCCCCAGTTAGCGTGTGCGTTCACAGAGCCGTTGGCCAGCTCGACCATGACGACGGCGAGCATGAGGTCGCCGTCCTGCGTGCCGCTGGGCACGTTGACCGTCCGAGAGGTTACGCCGGGGCCACTAAACGAGTAGTCGTGGTTGACGTAATAGGGCGACTTGATGATCGACAGACTGTCGAGGCCCATGGCCACATCGGGCACCGTCACGTCGTTGTCAGAGGTGGCGCCCGTGTCGACGGTGACCGCGTCGCTGCCGCTGCCGGCGTCTGTCACATTGACGGACACCAGCGGGTTGGCGTAGTCCGTGATGGTGCCAAACCCGGTCAGGTGGTTGCCGTTGCCGGAGGTGTCGAGCAGTCGGTTGGCGCCTTCGGGCGTCTCCCATTGGCCCACCAGGTTCGACGTCCGCACGGCAGCGATCTTGTCCTTCTCAGCGGCAATTTCTGCCTGACTAAGAGTGGCGTCCCACGCCTTGATGTGGGCGATGTTGCCGTCGAGCGGCTCGCCCCAGTATGACTGTGCAAGCCGCACCTCGTTCCAGGTGCTGCCGGTGGCCGAGACGCTGGCGTTCAGCGTTCCGTTCAAGTAGACACGGGCTGTGCTGCCGTCCCACGTCATCGCGACGTGATACCACGTCCCGACAGTCAGGCCGGATCCGGTGTTGCTGGCATCGTAGATGTAGACCGACAACTCCGTGCCAGTCGAATTTGTCTGACAGACGAACTGGGCGTTATCGACGTTGTTGGCCTGGAAGAAGGCCGAGTAGTCGTTGCGATCAGTAGCAATCCGCACCCAGCCCATAACGGTGCCCTGGTTGGCACTGAACGAAAGAGCCTTTAGTGCATAATTTGCGGTGTTACCATTGAACGTTAACGCCACTGTCAGCCTCTACTGCGCATCACTTCCAGCGTCTGTCTCGACTGGCTGCTCTGCTGTTGGTGCGTCGCAAAAAACGCCTTCGTGGCCTGCGACAAACTCCTGGCTAAGACCCGGGATCTCCGCTTGCTCTGCCGGCGGCACGAATGCCATCGTTTGCACATCGAAGCGCCAACCAGGCGCCACGTCCAGCGCCGCGCCGATCGCCTCGACATAAAGGTTCAGCCTGTCGTTAATGCGCTGTGCCTGCTCGATCAATTGCCGCAGGTCAGCCGCGGCGCGTTGGTTGATTGCAATAGGTTCTGTCACGGTGCCGACTCCTCAGTAGGCTGACCACTTGGCTCTTCGGGCTCCGGCTCCTCCGGCACGATCGGCTCCGGTGGGTTGCCGCGGCGAGAGACGATGACCAGCGGTGCGACCCCACAATCCGCCAGGGGCGTAGCCAGCCACGTCTCAAACGCGTCAAACACCTCCTGGATCTCCCGCCAGCGCGCCAGCGAGTAGGAGCCGCCCACGTCGGCGCTGGCAGCAATCGCCTCGCGCATGCCGTTGGCGATGTAGAGTCGTCGCTGCCTAGCCATGCCGTCGATGAGGTTTTGGACGGCCCGAAGTGAAGCCGCCGCCTCCTGCTCTAGTTCCTCAATCAGCGTGGCCGGCTGCTGCGCCTGCTGCTGCTCGAGCAGCAGTAGCCCGTCACGTACTGCAATACTGATCTCTCGCGCCCCGCCTGAAAACATAGTGCCCCCTATCCTGTGACCGTAGTCCAGTACGGCACATAAATTGCCGTAGTTCCGCTGAAGAGCTTTAGCCAGCCCACGCTGTTGCGGCTGGTCGCCCCGTTCATTTTGACCGTGCCGGTGCCGCTGCTGACACCCTGCGTGCTGTTTGTCAACTGCACATAGCCCGCCAACCCCGTTTCCTCGCCGCCGGCAAAAATGCCGCCTGCAACCTGTAGCGTGCGGGTCGGTGCGGCTGCGGTGCCGATGCCCAGATAGCCGGCATTCACCCACCAGGTGGCGACGCCGCCACCGGAGAGCGCATATGTCGTGGTCGAGGTCCCGAGGCTATTTGTCAATGCAAACGCAATCGACACGCCGCCGCCCCCGCCGATCTGTGCGCTCATGCCAGTGACAATGTTGCCGATGTCGCTGCTGACTGAAAACACGCCGGTGCTGTATGTGTTCGTGCCGCTGTTGTAATAGGCAGACAGCCCGCTCGTGATGGTCTTGCCTGTCACCAAAAACTTATAGCTGCCGATGGTGCTGGATGAACTCGGCGCGGTGATTTGGATACCGCCACTGTTGAGCGCCAGCGCCCCCGCCCCCGCTACGATACTTCCGTCCGTGTCGATGATAACCTGCGGCGTGCCCCCGGCATTGCCGTAGAAGCCGAACGTGCCCGCCGAGCGATCCCACCAGATGGCGCTGCTGTTGGCTGCGTTGTGCCCGAGCACCATGTCGCCCGCGGCCAAGGTGAATGCGTCCCAGCTCTTGGTCGCCGCCTCCCCGCCGTAGATGCCGAGGACCGGATTGCCGTCCACGTCGCGCATCCATAGGCCCTCATCGTCGGCCCAGATGAGGCCCTGCGGCGTCGGGCGAAAACCATAGCGTGATGTCTCGGCAAAGACCGGCGCATCGGAGTCGTAGACCGCCCGGATCTCCGGACATTCATAGGTGGATGGGTTGATCTCCATCGCACGATCCAGGATGCAGAGATCGTCGATCAGCCCGTTGAACTCGTCCGCTGTGCCGAAACAGCCGACATACATATTGACGGGCATGCCCTCAAAGCCCGCGCTGGCCCCGTGCGCGGCGTGCCTCCCGTTCACGTAGAGATAGACGTTGCTGCCTGTGTAGACCATCGCCAGGTGCGTCCAGGTGTCATAAGGCACGACGTCCGGCCCCGTGACCCCCGCTGTGCCCGCGTACGTTTGCGGGTAGCCGGCGGGGGTTATGCGCAGGATGATATGGCCCGCCGTCGTGCCGCTGGCCCGTAGCACCGTCATATTGTTACCGTGTAGACCATCGCGCTTGACCCACGCCATGATCGTGCCCACGAACCCCAGGTTATTGGCCGTAGGGTAGTAAATCTGGGACGCCGATCTGCTGCTGGTGGACGCGTGCGCGGCCCCGCTCCAGGCGTGCCCGCTGCCGTCGGGCGTCCCGCCCGCGCTGTAGCCGCCCAGCGTGCCGTCGATGTAGGGCGTCACATAGCCGCGCTGCTCGACCTGCACGGCGTCCATATAGATGTTGCCGAACGACGTGCCGCTGAGGATGGCCCGGATCGTGGTGCAGCCACTGGCAGGCGTCGTGAACGCTTTATAATAGCGCGTCCAGCTACCCGACACGGGGAGCGTCTCGCTGAAAACGTCAACGTTGTTGCCGTACTCCTTGACGCGTATCGTGGCCGTCCCGGACCCGTGCACATAGTAGAATGAAAGCATGTAGGTCGTGCCGTTAGCGACGGCCACCGTGGGGCTGTAGAAGTTTGAGGATCCGGTGCTGATAACCTTGGCGCTGTAGTTGCCGATATACGCACCAGTGGACCTGGCAAGCGTCGTCGTGGCCGGAAAATCAGTTCCCCAGCCGTCCAAGTTCAGCTCGAATGACGGGTTCGTGATCAGGTTCTGCCCATAATAGGCGGTCTGCACGGCTTTGTAGAACTTGCCGGGCCGGAAGATGACGCCGCCAGTGGCCGACCCCACCTGCCCCATGTGCCCGTTCAACTCGCCCCGGTAGTTCGTTTGCCAGGGCATGCGCCCGTCATAGTGACAGAGCATCAGCACGTCTTTGAGTTGGATGGCGTGAGGACCTATGAACCATTCGGCTCGGCATGGCCCCGCGATGTCGAGGGCGAACTGTGAGTCGGGCGCGCAGAGAATGCCCACGTTGCCGCCGTTTGAGTCAGCAAAAAGCACCTGGTTGCCTGCATATGAGCCGCTGCCGGCGACGGTCAGGTCGCCACCGTTCGTGACCTCCAGATTGCCGTGAAACTGTGCACTGCCCGAGTTATAAATGATCCAGTTGGCGTTGCCGATGTTTTGGTTGAAAATGACCGCCTTGCTGCCGGTCACCTGTAGGTAGCTGGCGTCCTCGTAGATGGTATTCGTGCCGAAGTCAAGCGTGCCGGTGACGAAAAGATCGAGCAGTGTAAGTGCGCCGCTGGCGTCGGTCGCCAGAATACGAGCATTTGCGCCTGGATTGCTACTACTAGTGATGGCGTGCGTATGGTTGCCGCTGGCGTTGTTGCCGCTGCTGACGGTCAACGTGCCTGGAATAGTCAATGATATATCGTCTGCGTTGACGGTGATGCCGAGCCCGGCCCCCACCGCCAGCGTCCGGTCGGCCGAGAGATCGCCGCCGCCGGTCAGCCCCGCGCCGGCCGATATATTGCGCGTGGCAGGAATGTACCGCGCATCGCCGCGCACCGGCGTCAAATACTGCGGGTGGTCATCGTCGCTCAGGCCGGTTAGTGCGCCGTGGTCGGTGACGCCCGACACCCCCCCGCCGCCGCCGCTCACGCCCGCCGCGTTGACGACCTTGCGGACGTCCTCGATCACGTAGGGCTGTAGGTTCTTGTACTCGCTGCTGTAGCGCCGCGTCATCGTCTACCCCTGCTCCGTTCCCAGGTCGAACGGGTTGGCTGCTTCCTTGGGACGCAGCGCCCAGCGCCTGTTTTGTGCGTCGTATTCCGCCGACTCGACCAAAAACCGTGTTGTGTCTGCCTGCCAGTCGGCGGTAAGCAGGATCTCCACCTGCACCCACTGGCCGGCCGGCAGCACGCCCGGCAGCAGGTAGCGCCCGGTAGCGTCGCGCAGTCGCCCGTCGCGCGTCCAGACCAGCGCCGTGAGGCTGCTGAACGTCGGTTCCGGTTCGACTACCAGCGTCCCCTGCGGCGTGGCGCGGGCCAGCAGCCGCGTGTTGTTGCTGTCGCCGGTGCGCAGCAGCTGCAGGATTTCCTCCCAAGCCGTGCTGCGATTGTCACGATATTGCCGCGTCCGCACCCCCGCCGTGTTTAGCGCAAACGAGCCGGTCACGACGCCGACCGCGCCGCTGATGATGCCTGCGATTTTGGCGGTGCTGTCCAGTGTGGCCCACAACTTGAACGCCATGTGCCCGCCGTTGTAGCGCGCGTCCCAGGTCATGCCCGTCCACAGCAGCATGTCGCCGTTGGCGTAGCTGCTGTCGCTGTCGCAGGACACCGTATAGTAGTTGGCGTGATGACTGGACCCGGCCCGAAAAACGACGATATGGTATTTGGTGGCGTTGGCCAGCGTCACCGGGGTGGCCAGTTTCGCCGTGCGCCAGGCCGCCGTCTGCGCGGGGATGTCGGCGGGGGCAATCACGCCGATGCCGAGTTGCACGTTGGGTTGGTCGCTGCCGTTGTCGCTGTAGAGCGCCACGACCACGTTGTCGGACGGCGTGCCCCACTTAGCGACGTGAATGCTGATTTCGCCGCACGTCCAGGGCCCGTTGCTCAGCTGGAAACGCATGGCGATTTGCTGCCCGTAGGCGGTGAGCGTGACGGTGTTGCCGCTGCTTTCGTTGGTGGGGCTGCCGACCAGTTCCACGCTCTGCGCCATTGCAATCGTGACCGATGGCCCGGCCGCCTGCGCCACGACGGGCGATGCGCCGAACGACGCCACCTCAAAGCGCGCGTCGCTCGTCACGTCGCTGGACAGGTATACGCCGTCGTTCAGCCCGCCGGTCGTGCCGGTAATGGCAATGGCTTCCTTGGCGCGCACAAACCCCAGCCCGTTGGCGCTGTCGAGCACGTCGTCAGCGGGGTCGAAGCTGATGGTGCCGGCGGTGTAGCTTTCCGGTTCGCCGCCGACTTTTGTCTTGACGATGTGCTGCCCGTCGTTGCTGCCGCCCCACGTGCCGGAGACAAGTAGCTGATCGTCGGTGTCGAGCGCGGCCAGGTTGCTGGCATAGTCCACCAGCCGATTGTAGGGACTCTGCACAAAGCCGATGGTGGCGGCGGTGTAGGTCCAGCCCAGCAGCACCCGTTCGCCCGTCTGTTCGTGCGACTCAAAGCCGCCGGCGTCGGTGTGGTAGCGCCACTCGAGCTGGTGGAAACGCCCGCTGCACTGCAGAACCGCGCCGGCTGCTTCGCCGCTGGCCTGCACGCTGATGACGGGCGCGCTCGCTTTGGCCGTGCCGGCCAGCACCGTATCGCGCAGCGCCTCGGCGGCCTCCTGGGTGGTTTCACCGCCGCTCGAATGGATGGCCTCTTTGCGCCCGTACTCGGTGATGCTGTCGGCGTCCGTCGCCCAGTCGGTTTCGCCCGATTCGCTGCCGCCGTCATCGCCGGTGTAGCTATACAGCACCTTGATGGCGTTGTACATCTGTTCCGTACCGACGCTGACCGATGCGCCGCCCAGATTGAGCAGGATGTTATCGACATGGCCTTCCCACACCAGGCCGGCTGCAGCCCAGATTTCGACGCGGTAGCGCAGCCAGTTGCGCAGCTGGTGCAGCGCCAGTTCCGCGCCGCTTACCTCGATTTCGGCCGTGTCATTGCCGCCCAGCGCCACGGCGCTGAAACGCGTGGGCGTGAACGTCAATCCGGCCGGAGGCACAACGGCGGTATTGCCGCGATTCCAAAAGACGGCGGTAAAATCGCCCATCAGAAGCTTGCCCTCCGCGGCCGGTACCACGCCTTGACGCTGAGGGTCAGGTCAATCGCCGCCGACAGGTTGACCAGGCTGTGCAGGATGTAGATGCGCTGGAGCGTGTTGGGCCACACCATAAGCGGCATGCCTGACGCGACGACGGCCGGCGTCTGTGCGCTGCTGTTGACGACGTAGGCGCGTCCCTCCGGCTGATCGTCGGTGATTTGCGTGCCGTTCGCCTGGGGACCGATGAGTCCCAGTTTGCGAAACGTGTTGGCGGGGAACCAGGCCAGAAAATCGGGCTGTACCGTGACCGTGCTGACGGTGCGATAGGCCAGGTTCAGCCGCTGCGCCGCATAGGCCGTGCTGTAGCCGCCAGGCGGCAAGGGGACAGTGCCCAGGTCGATAATGGCGTCGCTGGTGACGCCCACCTGCGTCTCACTGCCGCGCCACAGGGTAGACGCCCCGGTCGCCTCGTAGACGCTGGGCCGAATGTAGACAGTGCCGTTGACGCTGCGAAATCGGGCGAGCAGGTGGAAATCATAGCCGCGCGCCTTGGTCAGCAGCGTGCTCGATAGCGTCCACTGCTGGTAAGCCTCGCCCGTCACCGCGACCGTGCCGTAGCTGCCGCCGCTCGAATCCGCATTGCTGCCGGTCGTGCCGCTGCCGGCTACGAACGATTCGCCCTCCAGGATGTGCGGGAAGTTGGCCGGGTCGCTGAACGCATTGTTGGCCAGCCAGATTTGTTTGTAGTTCTGGCTGCCGCCGGTGTTGTTGGTCAGCTCGATTTTCACCGGCGCGGGCAGCGAGCCGCCTACGTCCGCCGCGGCAATCTGCACGTAACAGTCATGGTTGGTGCCGCTGTCGTCATGGTTGTAGACGGTAATGCCCGACGTGTTGTTGCTGGCGCTCTGGTTGGTCAGCGGGATCTGCGTCAGCGCGCCTTCCCAAAGTGGCACGCGCTGCAAAATGAGCGTCGCCGGCAGCATCGCCTGCACGTAGGAATTCAGCGCATCTTCGCTGTACTCGAAGCGGTAATCGACCATTTCGCTGCGCCACGTCGCCGCGCTGCCGTCGGGCGTGTAGTTGAGATACACCGCCGGCCCGGTGCCCCACTCGCGGCGGCGGTCGATGCCGGTCAGAAGCCGTTTTAACGTCTGCACCGCCGTATCGAGCGCGCTCTTGCTGGCGGCATAGAGCAGCAGGTCAACGGACTCGCTGACATATTGCTCGCCCGGCTGCGCCTCGACCGGCGTGTACTGCACCAGCATGGCGTTGGTCGTGGACAGGTTGACGGTCGTGGTGCCGTCGGTGATGCTCAGCGCGTGCGCCATTACGATGCCCTCCGCACCTGGCGCAGCATCCGCGCCATAAACGCCGCCTCGTCAATCTGGCGGTTGATGGTGACGTTGTTGACCACCGTTACCCCACCGCCGCGCCCGCTCTCGCGCGCGTTGCGCACCGTCGTCCCGCGCGGCGCATAGACGGTTTCCGCCGCGTGCACGGTCATCCAGCCGCCCTGCCAGAAGCCGACGCCGACCGCCTTGCCGGGTGGCGTCTCGCTGCCGGAACTGCCGCCGGGGGGCGTGATGGGCGCGGTGTTGGCGGCCGCCTTCCAGCCGTTGTAATAGGCCGCGTAGCCAGCCTCGCCCGCATCGTAGAGCGCCGACTGGTTTTCCGGCGTGCCGGTGGCGCTGACGATGGAATCCGCCATGCCCTTGACGCCGGCCGCCGCGGTCGCCGGGTCGGTAAAGCCGCCCATGACGCCGGTAAACAGTGCCGTGCCTGCGCCTTTGACCGCATCGGTATCGGACGCCCCGCCGAACACCGCCGCCAGCCCCTGTCCTAGCGCCTCGCTCTGCTGCTGCAAATTTTCGTCGGTGATGCCAAACAGCGCCTTGATGTTGGCCTGCCCCTGCATCTCCTTTTGCTGCTGTTCGATGGCCGCTTTGACCGCATCCTGGTTAATCAGGTCCAAATTCTTGGCATCGGCAAACAATGACGAATCGTTCCACGCCTGTTTGACCAGCTCAAATATGATGTCCTTGGGCAGGTTGGGGTCAATCCCTGCGCGTTCGGCCGCGTCTTTGATGTCGACACCGGCCCAGTCTTTGCCGTTCTTGACCTCATCTTCCAACTGGCGCAGCCATTCGTCAGCCTTCTCCTGGTAGGCCCCATACTTGGACAACTCCATATCCTGCGCCGTTACCTGCGAGCTGCCGAACAGGCCCGGCACACTCGATAGCGCGCTCTCGAATGTTTTGTTGACCTTGGCGGCCGTTTCCTCGAACGCCGCGCCGGTGCGGTCGGCGGCTGTCTGCATCGCCTGCGTGCCCTGCTGGGTAAAGTCCTTCCAGCCCAGCGCCTCCGCCTGCGTCTTGGGCCCTATCTGCGCCGACGATTGCGGCACCCACAGCCCCAGGCCGCGCAGCAGGCCGATGATCGGCCCGGTGCCGGGCGGCAGCTGCGTCGTGCCGGTGGCAAAGCGCGGCACGGCCCCGCCGTACAGCCGCTGCGTGTCGCGGTTGTTGTAGATGGCCGTGCCGCGCGGGAGCACCGCCAGCTCCGGCCCCTGCTCGCCGACCAGGGCCAGGCCGCCGGCAAAGAAACCGTCGCCGATGGCGTCACCCCACCCGCGATATTGCGGCGGCGTGGTCATGCCATAGCCCTCGCCGATGTTCCAGCGTGCCTGTTCGCGCGACGGCGACGCTACCGGCCCTTGGATCTTGGGCAGCTCCAGCTTGACCTTGGCCAGCACGTCGATAGGGTTGGCGTCGAACTGCGCCTGCACCTGGTTCCACAGGTCGGTCAGGACGGTCGCAAGCCACGAGCCCGCCAGCATGATCGGCTCTTTGAACTGCTGCTGCATCTGGTCGAACAGCGTCTGCTGCGTGCCCTCTTTCCAGGACGCAGTAGTTTCGACCGTCTTGATGCCGATCTGTTGCTCTTTGACGATTTCGTCCAGCGTTGCATAGCCGCCGAACGTAATGCCGAAATTGATGTTCAGCGCCTCGGCAATCGATGCGACCTGTTTGTCGATCTCCGCGCGCGTCTGCTGGCCAAGCTCGTAGCCCAGCCCCTTGGCGCCACCCTCCGCACCCGCACCCATCAGGGCATCGATGATTTTCTGCGATTCAGGATCGATTTTGGCCTGGAACGTCAGCGCCGGCAGCGCAAAGCCGGGGTCAATGGTCAGCGTCTTGGCGACGGCATCGACCGCGATCGTCTCGCCCTCTTTGGTGCTGAGGCTGATTGCCGTCGCCGACACGTCGACCTTCCACCCGCCCTCCGGCGCCTCAATCGACGTAGCGTAGGGGGTGACCTTGATTTTCCACCCGCCCTCCGGCTGTTCCAGCGCCGTCATTTCGGGCGTGATCTTGACCTTGAATTCGGTGCCGCTCAGCAGCGCCGCACCCTGGAGGGCCGTCAACCACGCCGGTGCGCCCGCGTTGAGCAGCGGCGAAATGGCCGCGTCGATGCGCTCCATTGCGCCGGCTGCGGCTTCGATCTGCTCGCCGGTGAACGTGCCGAGCGTGGCCGACCACTGCTCCAGCCCCGCTTTGAACTCGGGCGCGGTGACGATCGTAGTTAGCGCCGCCAATGGCCCCTGCAGCTGCTCAAAAACGCCGGTAAACAGCTCGCGCCCGACGATTTCCTGCACCTCTTGCAGGCTGGACAGCAGCCCCGACATCGATGTCGCTGCCGCATCGCCCGCGCCCGCGTACAGTTTCTCGGTGTCGGCGATGATGGCTTCGATGGCGAAGTCGGCGCTGATTACGCCCTTCGATATGTCCTTGTACAGCGCCTCGCCCGTCTTGCCGGTGGCGTCGCGCAGGATGCGCATGGCGTCCACGCCGGCTTCGGTCAGCTGGTTGATTTCCTCCAAGGACACCTTGCCCTTGGTTTTCATCTGCCCCAGGGCACGGTTGATGCGCTCGACTGTGTCGCCGCCCTGCCCCGTCGCCGTGGCAAAGTTCAACATCGCCTGCGTGAGCCGCTGTGCTTCCTTGGTGTTGAAGCCCAGCGCCATGCTCAGCCGGAACGCCTGTGCTACATCGTCCTGGCGAAACGGGCTGGCGATGGCGAGCTTCTCGATCCAGGCGAGCAGCTCCTTGCTCTGCGTCTTGGTCTGCGCCAAGGCCTGCGTCATGTTGGTAGCAGAGCCGTTCAGAAGGGCCTGTTTGGCGGTCAAGGCGTTGATCGACTGCCCGAGGCGCTCGTAGGCGGCGTAGGATTGCAGCGCGCCCGCGGCCATGCCGGTGATGCCCTGGATGGCTTTGGCGGTGCCCAGCACGGCAATGGCGCCGCCGACGCCTGCCGCCGCGGCCTTGAGCGTATTAAAGCCGGTCGCGGCCGACTGCGCACCCTTGCCTAGGCTGTCCAGGTTGCGCTTGGCACTGCTGACGCCCGGCCCCGTCTTGTCTTCGGCGACTATGCCGACCTTTACCAGTTCATCGCCCACAGTGCCCGCCTATCTAGTGCCCCAACATGCGCCGGCCTTCCGCCGCCCGTTCCTCTAGCGCACGCTTCTGGGCCTGCCAGTGCCGTTCCGCCAGCAGCCGCGTGCCGATTTCTTCCACCAGGTCGGCCGGTGCCTCGCACAGCTCCCGCCATGACCAGCCGTATTCGCGCATGATGGCAATGAGTACCCCGTAGCGGGTCGGCGTGGGTGCGTTGCTGCTGCCGTGCATGATTTGCAGCTCGTACCCACGCCATATCAGTTTCCCGCCTCGGGCCCCGCCGTCGCCAATGTCTGCGCTTCCTCTGCCAGTTTGTTGCCGATTTCCCACGGCAACGCCGCAATGTTTTCCGGCGTGGGTGGTTGCCCCTCGAAGCCCGGCCCTTCCCAACTGACAACCGCCCGCTTGAGCACCTCCACGCGAAACAGCGGCCAGTCAAGACGCAGCCCGTCATCTACAATTTTCGATGCCTTGCTATGCGCCTCGGCATACTGCTCGAACGTCACCTTGCGTAGCGTGACGGTGTTGCCGCCGTCCAGGTCGATGACCTTAGTAGTGCTGGTGAAGAATCCCATATACCCCCGGTTACGGCAGGACTGCTACGGCGTTGACCACGGTGGCGGCCCAGAACAGCGTATCGGCCGCGCTATAGACTGCATGGCCGCTCAACTGCACGTTGGTGTTGCCGTTGGTGTTGGTGTAGTCGCCTACGCTGTCATAGACGCCGGCCCACTGCATCGCAAACGAACGCGAGGACGTGCCGGAGCACCCCAGCTTGAACAGGCGCACCGTCTGGTTGGTAAACGCCGTGCGCTCGGTGCTGACCATGCTGACGCCCGTATCCTCCTGCAGTTCCAGCGTGAGCGTGAACGTGATCTCCGGTTTGGTCCACTTGTACGCCACGATGGACAGGCTGCCGTCGCCGACGGGGACCGGCTGCAACCCGGTGCGCACCCGAATCTGTGCGCCCATCAGCACGCCCAGCTTCTGCGTGGTGCCGACGGTGCCGCCGGTAGCGTCGATGTAGAGCAGCGTCATCGGCAGCTTGGCCTCTTCGACGCTGACCAGCGTGGTCAGGCTGGTGGGCGTGGTGCTGACCGGGCGCTTGCCGAACCAGGTGGACGACATTCGCCACGCCTCGCCCGCGTTGGCCTCGAAGGTAAATTCTTCTACCAGCGAGCCATTCATCTCTAACGCGTCGGCCGGGGTGGCCATATTGTACGTTTCGATGGTGTACGACTTCGGCGTCGGCACGGTGCCGTCCGTCGGGTAGGCGTAGGCGCGCGTGTAGGTGCCGCTGCCGGATGGCGTCGCGGTCAGCACGCCCGCCTCCAGGATGTGACACACCTGCTCGAATGTCAGCTCCGTGGCCGGCATCGCCAGCCGCCCGCGATAGTTGTTGAAATAGCCGCGCTCCGCCTGCATAAAGAGGCCGACGTTTTCGTCAACCACCACATGCTCAGACGCGTCCTCAACCATGCTGAACTGGCCGCGCAGCAGCGTTGTCGCCGCCACGCCGGTGCCGTAGACACTCTCCCGCCCGAGGGCGGTTTTGTTCATGCTGAACGGGCCATATACGTTGGCCATCGCTTAGTCCTCCTGTGCGGCCTGTGCCGCCGTCCTGCCCTTGGCGGGCGCTGCCTGTGCGGCGGGCGCTGCCGGCTCATACAGCCGCGTGTTGCTGGCGGCTTCCTCTGCGGCAATGCGGTCGCCGTGCTGGGCAACGTCTGCCGCGGTCAGGTCGCGCGCCGGCACGCCGGGGATGTAGCCGCCGTCGCCGATGTAGCGTAGTACGATCTCTGCCATAGTTACTCGATCACTTTCACGGTTACGACGAACCGCATCCCGTAGTGAATTGCGTTGTTGTACTGCAAGCCCAACGCCTGGTAGGTGATGGGCCAGCGAATGTGCGTCACCTTGCCGCCGAGCGTCTGGTCAGCCCGCAGCGCCGCAAATACCCGGTCGGGCCATACCTTCGCCCCGTCCACCGCCTGCGCCGTGACGTTCGGCCCCTGGTAGATCTCGACAGCAATGGCGTGGAACGCAATGCCGCCCGCGCCGCTGTCGCTCACCTCGCCCGATGCTGCCACCACGAAGGCGCAGGGGAACTCGCTCAGGCTGGCCGGCGGGTCGTCATAGACGCGCGTCAGGCCGGCCATGCCCGCCACTGCCGCCCGCACGCCATCGATCGCTGCGTCCAGGCTCATAGCAGCCTCACCCCGATGCGAAACGGCGCCAGCAGCGCGACGACCTGCTTGGGCATCCGTTCGCTGTACATCATCTGCCCGATTTCGACGTTGTTGGCGGAATCTTGCAAGCCCGCCTGGTAGCGCTTGTACATCCACGCTGCCAGCATGACCGTGGCTTCCTTGACGGGCGTGGGCACGGTTGTGCTCCAACCCCATTTGCCCGTCACGACGAACAGGCCATCTTCCACCCACTGCCAGCCAGGGCCGGCCGAGAGCATACGTATACTCCAGTAGTGCGGACCATTGATGGGCAGCAGCCGCACCGTCGCCGTGTTGATGCTGGTGCCGTCGGCGTTGGTCAGACTGGCCAGGCTCACCAACGGCATGTCCAGATGCAACTCGCCGCAATCCAGCGCCCGCAGGTCGAAGCGCCGCGTGCCGTCTGCGCTGACCGCAAAGCCGCCGCTGGGCACGGCGCAATGGGCGTCAACCCACGCACTCGCCGATGTCGCCAGCGTCGCCAGCCAGGCGTCGTCTTGCACGCCGGCGATGTTCAGCGCCTGCGTGATGTCGTTGGGCGTACAGTAGGCGGTCACAGGACACCCCTACTCGATTGCCGCTGTTTGCGCGGCGCTGGCTTAGGCGATGCGGGTGCCGGTTCCGGCGCGGGGTCCGCAAGCGCTACCGCCCGCTCTTCGCCAATCAGGGCCAGTGCGGTCACGTCGTCAAACTCAACCACCATGCCGGCGGTGTAATAGTTCTCGCGCGTCAGCTTGCCCCGAAAGTCGACCAGAAACTGCACCCGCATCGCCCTGTCTCCTTATGCGAACGTCACGTTGACATTGGTCAACACCAACCATTCGCCGCCGTAAGCAATGACAGTCATGCCGTTGCCGATGGCCGCGCCGAAGGTGGCAACGTCGCCGTCTGCGTCTGCGGCGTTGAAGCCGATGGTCGCAGCGGTAACGGTGTGGGCCGCAGCGGTGGCGCTGATAATGCGAATGATCGTGCCATTCTGCGCCACAGTAGGCGTACCCAAAGTCAAGGCCGCGGCCGTCGCCTTGGTAATGACGACGGTGCCGGTCTGGATGGTAATAGCGCCGTCAGCCGTGGCAGCCGTCACGTAGTCTGGTGCGGTCAGCAGGTCATCCTGCGTGGCTGCACCTTTCTTGAGATTGTAGAGAGTACCCATGTCGTATTCTCCCCGGTTAGGGGGAGGTTGCTACCCCTCCCCCGTCCCTAGTCACTAGCTCAGGGTGACGTTATAGCTGATTGCGCTGGCTTCGTTGTCGCGGTTGATCATGCCGACGCGCATGTTGACCACGATGAGCGTAGAATCGGAAAGCGGCTCACGCTGAATCTCGAAGTTCATCATGCGCTTGTAGCCGAACCGCCACTGGTCCCAACGCACTGCCAGAATGGAGCCGGTCGTGTTGGCGGAAGCCGTGTCAAGATTGACCTTGCCCGCGGTGTTCGCCTTGAGGCCGTAGGTCGCGTCCTGGTTGGCCCGGTGCATGTTGGCCGATGCAATCACGTCGCGACCGTAGATACCTACCAGCACGCCATTCTCCAACGTGGGTGCGCTGAACACGTCGCGGGTCTTGACCTCGGTCAGTTCCAGCGACTTCCATGCGGTGTGGATATCGGTAATGAACGACACCGCCATGCGGTCAGCAGCGTTGCGCCCGCCCAGGCCCATCAGCTTGAGCGTCTCCAGATAGTCCTCGACTGCCAGCGTGCCGGCACTGCGGCTGTTGGCGGTGTTCGTCACAAGCGCCAACTTGCGGAAGCCGTTAAACAGCATGAAAGCTTCCGTACCGGCAGGGGTGCCGCCGATGTCATTGATGTTCGTGGTTGCACCCGTTTCGGTGTCGCCGTCGATGGTGATGTGCTCGAGCACTTCCGCGGCTTCGTTCGTCAGGTCGCGCCGCAATTCCTGCACCCACGGGATGAACGAATCTTCGTCCAGTTCCGATGTCCAGTTGACAGCCGCGCCCAACTTGCCAACGGTCAGCGTTTGCGAGGACGTGCCGAGCTTGCCGGTGGTATAGGTCGCCGTAGTGCGTCCGGGGTTGGCATCCTGCGCGGTCGCCTGCGCCACTTTGTAGAACGCGGGCGATGCGCCCAGCAGCGGAATCACGACGGATTCACTGCCCTGCGGCACCTGCACGGTGGGAATGCGCCCGACAACCGGCGTAGCGAGGCGAATCTTGTCCCACAGCTGGTTGCTGTAGGTGACGCCGATCCACTCGTCGCCATAGCTGGTATACGTGCTGTAGTTCAGCTCGTTGGCCTTGACGGCCGGCGCACCGAACCGCGTCTGCTGCGCCTTGAGCGCGGCCTTGGCGGCGCCGTGCTCGGGGCGGTTGCCTTCGTCACTGTCACCCAGGCGGGTCACCAGTGCGGCCAGCAGTGCGGGCGAAACGCCCTCCGTCTTGCCGGCCATCTTCGTCGCCTTGCCCAGTGCGGCCAGCATAGCCAGGTCGGTGATCTCCAGGCTGTCGTACTTGGCGATGTCGGCAAACTGCGCCACGTGCGGCGCGCCGGTCGTGGCGCCGGGCAGACGCTGCGCGGCGGCGACTTCGGCCCTGGCGGCGTCGATCTGTGCCTGCATTTCGGCGGCCTTGGCGGCAACGGCATCGGCGATGCGCTTGTCCGCCGCAGCCTTGGCGGCAGCTTCGGCGTCGCGCTTCTCGCGGTCTGCCTTGAGCGCAGCCGCTACAATGTCCTGTACACTCTGTTCGTCCATGATGTCACCCTCCTTAGGTGCATCCGTAGTAGTTGCGTCCTGTGGGGCAGTGTCGTCAGCCTTGACCGCGGGCGCACTTTGCTGCGCGCCTTCTGCGCCCGCCTCCGGTTGTGCCGCGTCCTCCCCCTCTATGTCGTCAGGCAGGGTAAGCCCCGCCTGTGCATATACCGCCTTCATGACCGGCAGCGCCACGGCGTATTGATTCGCCGGCTGCCGCTTGCCCACGGCGTCAAAAATGCTCAGTTCTGCGACCGGCCAGTGGGTGATATGCCCGTCCGGTGCCACCCGCCGCAGATGGGCGATGCTGCCGCTCGAGGCGCGGGCAATGCCGTTCTGGGCGGCGTCCCACACCCGGCGGGCATAGGCGTTCGCCTTGTCGAGCACGACGCGAAACCAGACGCCGTTGTCGCGCACCTCGTAGCCGGTTGTCTTGCCGATGAACTGTGGCTCGCCGGCGGGTGCGCCGCTTTCGTCGTAGCCGTGGTAGTAGACCGCGGGCACGGTGCTGTAGCGGTCGAGGTACAGTTTGGTGCTGGCGTCGAAATATTCGCCGTCGCTGTCGCGGCCATTGTTCGGCCCGCCCCACGGCACGCCCAGCACGTCAAGCTCCCAGGTATCCCCATCGCTCTTGATGGCGATTACGCGTAGGTCATCCATCGTTACCCCCCACTTGGCCCGCTGGCCAGCGCCCGCCGAATCGCATCGCGGAACCGCCGGCCGATTTCGGCGCGCTTGCGCTCGACTGCGCCGTAGTCCGTCAGCCAGTTGCCGCGGTGGATGCGTGCCTGGCTGTGCACGTTCTGCACCCATGGCGCCGCCTTGTAATTCGTACCCACCGTACCGCGCAGCCCGTTCGGCGTGAACGTAATGCGCCACGTCCAGCTTTGCCCCAACTTGCCGGTGCGCCGGTAGGGTACGGTAATCACGCCATGCTGCACGGCCCAGAAGAAGTAGCGGCGCTGCTTGGCGGTCTTGAACGTCACCTTGCCCGTGCTGGGCGGCGGGTAGTCGGTCAGCTCGCTATGCAGACTCAGCAAGCTTGCCTCCATCGGGCGGCGCAATACCTGCTGCATCTGCGCCGTGCCGAGGCGGTCAAATGCTTTGTTGAGCGCCGACTGATTGACGATGACGCCGTAGGTGATCATGGCTGTACCACCTGTGCGGACAGTCTGCAGCGGCAGCCAGGGTGCGCCGGCGGCACCTCAAAGCGGCGCTTGACCTTGCCGCGGAGCTCCGCCGGCAGTTCGTCGTAGAACGCGCCGCCGTCGATGCTGACAATAGCGCCGTTCAGCGCTCCGCAGTAGGGGCATACCAGTTCGTCATTGCTCGTTTTCCACACCAGCCCCGTCACAACGCCGCTCTCTTTGTAGCCGAGGCGGTTGCCTTCCGCCGCCGCCCGCGTCGTCTCCGTCTGAGCAATCAGCCTGGCCCGCCGCTTGGTGAACGCCGGCTGCAGGTCGTCAACCAGCGCGCTCAGCGGCTCGCCATTGCCGTACCAACGCTCTACCGCCTGCTGCACCGCCTGCTTCGTCGTGTCGTTAATGCCGGCAATGAGTTCGTAGCTGTACTGCCGCGCCCACTCCTGCGCCCGCGTGTTGACCAGCGTGTAGTCGAAGCCGATGCCGATGCGCTCCAGTTCGTCCAGCGCCATGTTGACGCCGGCGCCGGCTGCGTCGTACAACGTGCGGGCGATGGCATCCACGGCGGGCTGCGCTTCGAGCAGGCGAGTGTTGACGTAGCTCATCAGTTCGCTAAGCTCCATCGTCTCGGCGTTGGACGGCAGCAGGTTGCGCCACTGCTCGCGGAACGCCCGCAGGATTGCCGCCTCGCCGCGCCGCTCCAGTTCGGTGATGATGCGCTCGGCAGCATCTTCATCACCGGGGTCGAGCTGCAACTGCATCGCCTTGACGGCCGCGTGCCAGTGGTCACGGGTATTGCTCCCATCCGTGGGCATCGTGAAAGGGGGCTGTTCCGTGTCTGCCTCCCCTTCCCAGCCGGCCGTGGCAACGACATTGGCCGCAATGTCGAGCACGTCGGATTCGGTCAGGTATTGACGCCGGAATTTCAACGGGTCAGCCTTGTCGCCCCGGTTGCGCAGCCAGCGCCGCAGCGCCTTTACTTCTTGCTGCCGCCCCGTTTCCCCTTGCCGCCCCTCGGCTTGCATTTGGCCCATGTTGTCATACGGCGTATCCTCCTGGTCATCGTCGTCGGGTTCCGGCTGCGCCGGCTGGTTGGCTGGTTGCTGGTTGAGCGGCGTAGGTTGTGCCGGCGGCGCAACCGGCACGCGCAAACCTACCATGCTGGCAATATCTTCCACGTCGAGTCCGGCGTTCTTAGCTGCCGCAATGACCTCAATCTTCGCCCGCAGGTCACGCAGCAGTGAGTCAGTGGAATCGTCGACCGGCGGCAACCCCACATCGGCGCGCGCCTCGTTGCGGGTCACAACGCCCGATTCGATGTGATAGCCGAGGATGTCCTTTTTGGCCGGCTCGACCGGACCAGTGTCTTGCCCGTCAGTGGCAACGCCGGTCGGCGTAATTCCCTTGCCCACCTCAGTGACCAGCAGCACGCCGCGGCCATCTTCCAGGGGGGCATCCTGGTAGTACTTCTGCCGCACTTCGTCGACCGTGTGCGTCTGGCTGTAGGCGGCGATTTCCGACAGCTCCAGCTCCTTGTCGGTGATGCGAATGTCGTCGAACGCCCCAACCAGTCCCGGCCCATAGAGCGGCAGCAAGTCGTTGGTGATCTTCTCTGCGATCCTGACCAGGTGCGGCCACACAGCGAACTCGACAAACGTCTTTTTGCCGCTGATGCTGTTGGCTTCGGTGGCGTTGACAGCGAGCATGCTGGACAGGCCCGGGGCATAGATGGCGAATATTTCTTCCTTTGTGAAGGTGCGGCCGTCCAGAAACTGCATGTCAGCCTGCGACATGGCGGTGGCGATCCACTCAACCCCCCCCTTGCCTGCGCCACGGATACGCATCAGCTGTCGCCGTGTGCCGCCGTACTGCTCGTCAATCTCCCGCTTCATCCGGTCCCAGTCGGGGTCAGGAATCGGGTCGGCGAAAGCCAGGATGCCGGGCAACTTGGCGTTGTTCTTGTCGAAATAGTTGGTGTTCCACCGCTGCGCCGCCAGGTCGCCGGTCGCCACGGTGTTCAGCGCCTCAATCGGCGAAAGACCAACAAAGCTATTCAGCGGGTGGAAGCGCCGGAAGTGGACGACTTCAGTCACCTCCAGCGGCACTTCCTTGCCCGGCTCCGGTTCGTACACGTAACCGCGCAGATACATGCGGCCGTCCGGCACGGGCTTGACCATGTGCGGCGGCAGCACCCACAGCTCAGTTGGCGCGCCGTTCACCCGGTTGAGCCACCAGTAGGCATTGCCGGTTAGGGCGTAGTAGGCGAGGGTAGATTCGAGCAGCTCGGCGCGGCTTTGCAGCGGGTTGGGGCGCCGCAGCAGCAATTCAAAGGGGTGGTTGGGAATGTCCTGCGTATCTTCGCCGGCCAGTCGCATTACGTTGAAGGGCGTGGTAGCAGCGACCTCGGCCGCCTTGGAGACGGCGATTTGCACCCAGGTCAGGCGTTGGTACAGTTCGAGCTGCGCTGCGGGGAGGCTGCGATCGGGGATGGTGTAGGCTTCGGCGCCGGCGGTGGCGGTCAGCCAAGCCGGCGGGGCTGCAATGGGCTGTGCTTTGGCGGGAGTGGCGCGGGGAATGAGCGCATAGGGATCGACGTCAATCGGCTGATAGCCAAGTCGTTTCGCTAGACCGCCCAAAAATCCCATTTGATGCTCGCCCACCCCGCTACCCCGTCACGCTAAAAGCCACTACGAATAGTGTAGGGACCAATTAACGCGGTGTCTATCAGCACAGTTGGGGATATTTACAAGTTTGTTGGCTGATTGTCAGAATCGGCGGGGACGCATGGAGAGGCGGCGGTGCTATGATGATCAGGAACAGCGTTATTCATTTATCAGCAAGGAAAAGAATATGAACGACGTGCCTTCCGAGTCTCCATCCAGCGACACCAAGTCGTGCCCATACTGCGCGGAAACCATTAAAGCGGCGGCCATAGTGTGCCGGTTCTGCGGCCGCGACCTGGTTGCGCAGGGCGACTTGCCGCCGCGCTTTTCGCTCGAGCTGCCGGCTACGGTGCCGCCTGTAGCATCGTCGCCGTACACGGCACCGGCTGCGCCACCGAAAAAGCACAGCAAAGGCGACGGTTGCTTAAAGGTGGTCGGCGTTATCCTCTTGGGAGTCATCGGCTTTGTGTTCCTGTGCAGCTTCGTCAACGGCTTTACCAGCGGTCCGTCGGTGAGCAGCACGACAAGGCGCACGCCGGCTCCGGCCAGTGCCCCCGCTACGCCTACGCTGACCGCCGCGCAGCTGCACGCCAAAGCCGTCACCGTGCCATTTGATGACCTGGCGCGCAACACCGAGCTACACGAGGGCAAACTCCTGTCGCTGGCGGGGACAGTTGTGCAAGTGATCGAGGATGGCAGTGCAGCGGATCTTCGAGTTAACGTGGATGGCGACTACGGGCAGACTGTGTACGTCCGGTATCCTGCCTACAGCAACAAACGCGTGCTGGACGATGACACCGTTCAGATGGTGGCCCAGGTTGACGGCCGCCTAACGTATGAAACTGTGATGGGAAACAAGATGACAATACCGGCCCTGACGGCGTTTTGGCTAGAAGTGCAGAACTAACAACGATGCGGCGGTGGCTACTCGCCGCGCAGAGCCACCGCCGCCTTGACCGCCAGCTGCATGGCGCTGCGGGTGCCGGTCTTGCCGTGGATGTGTTCGATGTGGGTCCGAATGGTGCAATATTCGACACCCAGGGTCCGGGCTATCTCTCGCTGATTCATCCCCTGGGCCAACAGCCGCACCACCTCGCGCTCCCTCGGTGTCAGTACGTCCATAAAGTCCACATCTCCCCCACTGCCCCTTACGCCCCACACCCTACGCCTGTGTCAAGCCGCTATCGTAGACGCAATTAAATGACTGTTTATATCGGGATAGTGCCCATTGAATGCCCATCTGCCGCACCCCCTCACTTACGCCCGTTCAGAGTGCCACCTGTCCATGTCCTGTCCAACGTTTTCGCCCTGCTGCGCCCCGTTTGCGTCGCTGACCGGCATTGCGTGCCCGTCAGACTGACAAGACAGCGGCAGGGTGGCGTAAGGCGCCGTCACACAAAATCCACGTAGCTGGACACGCGCAGCGACGGCGCATAGGCCAGATTCGCGGCATCCATATCATCCGGGCTGCGTTTGAGCCGCTTCTTGGTATCATCCTTACTTTCCACCACGCGCCGGCCCTGGCTGTCCAGCCGCCATGTCGGCATCAGCGCCTGCCGCCGCAGTTCACGCCGGGTCGCAGCGTCCAGCCGCACCAGCGACAGCCGACCCTCGCTTGCGCGCTCTGCGACGCCGAACCAAAGCTCGCTTCGTCTGTTCGGGTACTTCTCCGCTTCTACGGCAGAACTGTTGGCGCTGACAGGTTCAAACGTGTAATCGCCCGCCTGGTCTGTCACGCCGCCGCCGACGCCATCATCGTCGACCTTGACCAGCACCCGCTGCGGCACCTGACCGGCGTAGCGCCCCCACTCGCGCGCCATCTCTTTTAGTCGACCGGCGGTCTGCACAGTGCTCCAACCGTTGTGCGTCTCATGGTGCAGGCTCACCGGCCCCCGGCGCACGTGCATCGACGTGAAGTCGTCGCCAAAACGGGCGACGTCACAGCCGATCTCGACCGGGTTGTCGCCCTCCTGCAGTACCGCCGTTTCTGCCGCGCCGAACGTCCCGTCACCCCACACGCTGTTGGTCGCCTGGCTAGGCCAGCGGCCCAACATGCGACTCTCCGCAATGGGTCCGGGCCGCCACCATGCGCCGGATCCGAACGGCCATTCAATGTCGGTGGCTTTCTTGTCGCCGGCGCTCAGTGGCGTGCACCACTTGCGCACGTATTCGTCTACGCGGCCGTAGCGGATGGCGGCCGGGAATGGCGGCACTTTGCCTTCGCTCTCTGCCAGCACGTTAGGATGCTCCAGCATTGACACGCTGACGACGTGCCACCCGCCCGATTGTTCTTCGATGTAAGCCTGTGAGGATGTGTCGGTGGGATTGAAGATGCACAGCCAGGCGTGCCCCTCGCCGGCGAACATCGATTCCGCCGCCTCCCAGAACTGCGATGCCACGCCGACGGCCTCGTCGAACACAATCAGCATATGCCGTGCGTGCCGGCCCTGGAACGAGTCGGAATCCTTCGCCGTGAAGCCGTGGGCCCAGTGTGTCTCTGTCGACTCAAGGCGCGGCATCTGTGGCCCCCGGAAGCCAGGCCTGCCCGCCCGCTGGCTGCGCACCTCTTTCCACAGCAGGTCCCGCACCTGTGTGTCGGTGGGAGCAGTGGTCAGCGTGAGCCCAGGGTCGTGCACGTCGTACCACCAGTTGACCAGGCCGCCGGCCAGGTGCGTCTTGCCGATGTTATGCGAGGCCTTGACCAGCACCCGATAGGGCGGAGTGAGCAGGAGCTCGGCAATCTGGCGCTGCTTTGCCCACCAGTGCACGCCCAACACCTCGCGAGCGTAGCCGGCGGGGTCGGTGCGATATTTGGCGTAGGTTCCCCAGTCGATGTCATCCTTCGATGAAACGCGCGCCATCACCGGGGATAACAGCGCCGCTATCCTCGAAGATGAACCGGAGAATTGCAATTCGTGTGTCTGCATCTGGTATGTACGTCAACAGCGCCAACGTGAAACGTTCCTGCAAGTGCTTGATGTCGCTCTGCGTCAAGCTGGTGGCGGCGATGATCTTGGCGATGCGCTCGACCAGCCGCCCGATTGCGTCCGCCATGTCAAATAACCGGGCGATGTCCTCATATGGCAGACGCTGGCTATCTGGAAAGCGGTCCAGGTAGTCTTGCAGCAGCGCCCGCATCAGCGCCAGTTCGCCGGCCAGATTTCCCGGTTGCGGGTCGTTGGCGAACGCCTGCGCCTTCTCTGCCAGGCTCTTGCGGTGGGCAAGGCTGTAGCGGCCGGTCGTGATAGGTGCACCGGCATTCCCGCCGTGCAACTTGCACCGGCCTTGCCCTACGTGCGCCGTTCCCCACCCCGCCGGTTGTTGGCATTGCGTGCCGTTGCGTGTCTTTGCTCCACACACTGTCATGGGATTACCGCGGGGAATCGAGTGTCATGGAATTAGCCGCGCCACTGTTGGCCGCCTCCACCACTGCCGACGCATCCTCGCGCCGCACAAACACCGTGCGCCCATTCGCCACCCGCTTCAGAGCCAGGTCGAGCGGCACCGGCTGCCCGTACTGCATGAACACGTCAGCGGCGAACCAGCGCCCGCCGCGGTCCTGGCAGACACGGCTGGCGGGGGTCAGGTGCGGCGGTACGGCCGGCGGCGTGGGCACGGCTGGAGCGTTGTCGAACAGGGCAGACGGCGACGGGGCTGCGTTGGGGAAGTCATTCGTCGCCATTGATGCGCCGCTCCCCCTCCAGTTGCCGCAGCTCCCGTTCCAGCATCAGCACGGTCACGCTGTCGCCGATGCGCTCGATTGCTTCACGAATGACGGCGAGTTCGGCGTCAACTCGTCCGGGGTACTGGCGCAGGTCGCGCGCCTCCGCGTCCAGCACGCGCGCCTCGGGGCTGCGCAGGTCCGGCATAGGCACGGTGCGCAGTTCGTTGGGGTCGATGCGATATGCCTGCACTTTGCCGTCATGCGTTGTAGCAGTGAAGCTAAAGGACGCCTCCAGTTCCACCGCCGGTAAATCGTACTGCGTTGACTCCCGTAGGTCAGGCGCGTGGGCGCCTGCTGGGTCTGCGGTGTCGTGGCGCAGGTCGTTCACGGCTTCACCGCCAGCTTGCCCAGCAGCGCATCGCCGACCAGCAGCACGCCCAGGATGATCACCGCCCACTGCGGGATGCTGCCGAACGCATCGGGTACCGTCTTGTCGTTCCATGCCAGTGCGAACATAGCCAGCAGCGCCAGCCCGCCAAGAATTCCGACGGTCACGGCAGCCCAAAACATCAACGACATGTAGGCCGGGTGCGTCGTTTCGTCCTCTAATACCGTTTCGCTTACGTAGGATGGCTGCGGTGGCTTTGGTGGCTGCGATGGTTGATCAGTGCTGGGATCGGGGGTATGCATTTGTTCGTCCATTGCGTTTCCTTTGCCTTGTGGCAAATATCATCAGAAGTGAAACATATCTACAAGTATATCACTGTAAGTGAAAATGTTTCAATGGGTTTACGTAACATTTAGCTTGCGAGACTGCGCAGGAACGCGAAGAGAGGAGGCGCAAGCCTCCCCTCTCGCCGCTTCCATGTCCACAATCGCCTTACGCCTTAGAACCGGGCTCACCTGCCGTACTGCCGGCCGGCGAGCCCACGCATTGATCCACTTCGACCCATCCCACACCGCCCGGCGCACCCCTGTCCAACACCACACGGATGCCGCCACGCCGCAAGGTGATGCGGGTGTAGGCTGCCGCCCCGCCCGCCCGCCTGTACCGCTCCTGTGAGTGGCACGCACAGTCTGCGTCGTCACACAGGTGCAGCGTGTGCGCACTGCCCTTGCAGGCGCACGGGTTTCCCTCGGGGCAGCAGTGGAAGCAGCCGCCGTGATTCATGCCCCAGCGTGCCCCCCGGTTTCCGTCCACTCGCACCAGACGCTGCATCCGTCCGGCGTCTGCGACCACTCAACTGATGGTGCCGACACGGCCGTCGCCCACAGGTCGCGCATCGCATGCGTGATGGGTTGCAGGTCGGCCAGGTACAGCGCCCACTTGCTGCCGGTCCGCACCAGCTGCACGTCCAGCTCGCCGATACGCCGCAAGGTACTAGCGTGGGGCGCCTTTGGTTCGGCCCCCACGATACGGCGCAGTTCAGCGCCGGTTAGTATCGCGGTGGCCGGGGTGGTAAGAACTACTGCATTCACTGCACTGTTGTCGAGCATGGTTCCCTTTCCTTATAAGAGACGTAAGGTCCTCGGTTTGATACATTCAAGGTCCTGCCAAGTCCATTGCGGCGCCGGCAGCCGCCACGCCCAGCCGAATTTGCCGGATGGGCCGGGGATAGGTGCGCCGCTGTGGTCGGTGTACATGGGCAGTGCGCCGGCGTGCCGGTAGATGGTGCCTTTGTGATACTTGGGGTCCGAGTAGCTGACTGCCAAACGAATATGATAGGGCTGCTCCGGGTACACCGGCGGCCACAGGCGCACCCGGTCAGCCTGGACGCGGGCGAGCACCTCGCCGATGGCCCACGTGGCGACGGTGGGGCGAAAGGTGCCGTGCCGGTCGATGTAGCCGGGGACGATGCCGGGTGTGGCATAGATGCCGTACTCGCCGCGCTGGTAGTAGGCGCTGATCCAGATTCTCGCTAAATCGACCACCTGCCACTGGGTAGGTAGGCCAGAATATCCCCACCAGCCGCCACAGCGTGTGGCGTGCGGAATGCCCAGCATCACGAGGCCGATACGCACCCCCTGCGGTGCGGCCGGCGTTGCCTGACTGGCATCGCGGATGACGTAGGCCATCGGCCGGGCGCGCGGGTCCACCGGTGCGTGCAGGTAGTGCGCGGCCGTGACGGTGGCCTGCGCCCAGCGTAGGTCGGAGGCGTCGCCTAGGGTGATGGTGAGGGAGTGGGTCATGGGGCTCTCGATCATGAAGCCCTATACGGCAGGACGTAGGAGCGCTATCATATACGGGTACCTCGGAAGATACTGTCGGGTACAACCATAGCTTCGGATAGAGGCGTTTTTTGTGAAAGAACTTGTCACAACTACGAAACTAACTTGTCCCATTTGTGGCTACCGGGAAGAATTGGCGATTCCAGCTGACGCCTGACTGATCACCCACACATGTACCAGTTGTGGTGCAAGGCTGAGACCGTACACTGGCGACTGCTGCGTATTCTGTTCATTTGGTGACGACCACTGCATCGCCAAGCAGCTAGAGGCGTTCCACACCAATCCTCCCTCCGTCGATTAACTGAACGTCTCCATAACCCGCTGCATCAGTATGGACATCGCCGGCGGCGTGACTGCGTTGCCCAGCTGCTTGACCCGCTCCCGCTTGGTGCCCAACACCCTGTAATCAGCCGGAAACGCCATCGCCGCCTGGATCTCGTGCGGCTGCAACATGCGAAAGCCACAGTCCTCGACGCGCGGCACGTCGCCGGGCTGGACCAGGTAGTGGCGGGGCTGGGTGCTTTGCGTCGGCAGCGCCTCGTGGATACCGCTGATGGCCGCCTGCTGGCCTGACAACCTGGTGTAATAGCCCAGTAGGAACGGCGGCACGGCCAGCGCATGGCGGTCGACCGTGGTCACGGTGGGCAGCGGTTCGTCGGTGCCGCTCGCCTGCCCGGTGCTGTAGTAGGGCAGGATGAGGGCGTGATGGTTGCCCGAGGCGCACATGGTTGATAGCGGATCGTCGATGCCCTTCGGTGCGTTCTCGCCCCGGATGTCTGCCACGAAGGGAGGCACAATCAGCGCCTTGGTGTTCTGCGCTATCTGTGTGCGGTCAGGCCCGGTCACGCCCCACACGAGGTCCTGGTGGCGGCCGTAGCGCCCGTTATGTACGATGTCCATCAGAAACGGAGGCACGGCCATGCCCATCGTCTGCCGGGTCGTCTGCGTCCGCATGGGGTCAGTGAGCGGCGTTGCCCGGTCGCCGTCGCCAAACGACGTGTCGATCGCCATCGCCTGCCGGCCAAATTTCTCCAGCCCGGCACGAATGCGGCTCAGTGTTTTCTCCTTCAGCGGCGTG